CATCCGCTGCGCCGCGCCGCTGTCATCGACCAGGCGCACGGTGCCGACGGCCATCGCGTTGCGGATGCGCGCGACCGCCCGCGACACCTGATGGGTCCAGGCATTCACGGCTGAGACGGACCGTTCTCGATCGGCAGGAGGCGCACCGTCGGGCCGGTGTTCGTCGCCGGCGTGGTGGACGGCGCGGCCGCGGGGTTCTGGCCCGCCAGCACAAGCTGGGCGTCGTAGGTAACCAGGGGGATCGGCTCGATCGAGAACGCCTCCTGCGCCATGACTTCGAGCTCCGCTGTGGTGCCGCTATCGGCGCTTCGCCGGAAACTGACGCTGCCGATCACCCAGGGAACCTGCGGCTGCAGGTGCAGGGCGGGAAGGTTCACATCGATGACGGCGTTTGGCGTCCAGAGCGTGCCCGCCTGGTCGCGCCAGCTGTCGACGACGCATCGCAGCACCTGGCTCCGGCCGCGCCGCCTGGCGGCCTCCCATTGGGCGCGCTGCTCGGCGATGAGCTGAATGTTCCCGCCGGCATCGGGCTGCGCCTCACCGGAGACGACGAACAGCTGCCGGAGGCGAGGCTGTCCGCCGAGCCCGGTGGTCGGCACGCCGGGATCGGTCACCGTCGGAAACGGCTGGTTGCCGCTGGTGCCGGAGAGGTTTGAGATCTGGGCGTAGGGGTCCACGGGCGCCAGCGCTGGGATGTATTTCTGATAGCGCTCGGCCATCGAGAAGTTGACGCTGGCTTCCTCGACGTTGACGCCCTGCGCAATTCCGGTGGCCATCTTGGTCTGCGCCACATCGGCGAGCAGCAGGCTGCCGTCGGTGTCGTCGTAGACCAAAACCTGAAGGAACCGCGCGACCCTCTCGATGATCTCGTAGGGGGTCTCGGTGACGATGAAATTGAACTGCGGAAAGACGAAGCCGGTGCGCGAGGACGGCGATTTGATGGTGATGCCGTAGGGCGCGGCTAGGAACTGCGCCATGGAAAGGAACGAGCCGCCGGCGATCGTGTTGCCCCACTGGTGGGCGGGATCGATGTTCACCTGCGCGGAGCTGTCGACCATATCGAGGCTGGCGCTGCGGCCAGCGACGCGAACCGAGTGGCGGTTCGGCCCGAGGCTCGCCTGATAGGTGTCGATGTAGCCGGTGAGCACCAGGTCGCCGCCCAGCTTGACCTGCACCGGCAGACCCTCGCGCAGGGTGTCGAACAGGTTGCTCGCAGGGTTGTAGTCGGTCAACTGCACATCGAAATCGGCCGGCACGCGCTCGCAGCTGCGGGTGACCCGGATATCCTCCCAGCCTGTGATGATTTGGCCATTGACGGTCAAGGTCAGATCATCGGGCGGCGGCGATTTCGGAGTGCCAGGCGGCTTCGGGGCCGGGGTTGAGACGGTGGTGTTGAACTGGGAGCCGGGCGCCGCCATCCCGCTGCCGCTCATGACGACAGCGCCTGGAAGGACAGCGGGAACCAGGCCGGATGTGGCGGATCAACCCGCGCGATCAGCTCGTCGGCACGGGTGGCGTCGCCGTAGAGGTCGTAGGCCAGCACCAGGGCGGGCAGGGACCGGCCTCGGGTGACGGTGATGAGGCGCGGCAAGCTGGCGCCGATCGCGGTCAGGGTCTGCACCACATAGGCGCGCATCTGGCGGAGCGTGGTGTAGCCGTAGGTGTCCTCGGCGTCGCCGGCATAGAGGATCTCGGCATCCATCACCGTGGTGATGGCAAGCCGCGTCGCGGCGGCTTCATCGTAGGAGGTCGGCTGATAGCTGGCCAGGGCATTCTGCACCGCGATCAGGGTGGCACGGCGACAGAGCGCGGCCGTCGCTTGGTCGGCGGCGGTGGCGGACGGTGCGCCGTTGCTGGCGAGGTTCAGCAAAATCCGGATCTGATCGGAAGGATCCTGCGCGACCGCGGCGACCGCGGCCGAGACAGCGGTGACCGCGGCGACCAAGGCATCAGACTGGGTGCTCATAGCGCGGCGGCCAGGTTGGTGGCGACCGCGCCAGTGGTGCCCACCAGGGTGCGGGCGGTGGTGACGGACGCGAGCGCGCTGTCGACGGTGGCGGTGGCCGCCTGAAGAGCGGTGCGGCTGCCAGAATTATAGCGGCCGAAATTGCCCACCAGGCCGGTGACGGCGTGCATGACAAGCGAGGCGTCGCCGACCACCTGGGTCGCCTTGGCGACATAGCCGCTGACGGTGGCGACGACCGCCTGGGCCTGGCCGATGCCGGCCGCGACCGAGCTCGCGAAGCTGGTGCCGATGCCGTCGGTCGACGGCGTGGCGCTGGCCAGCGGCGCCGGCGCGACCTGGCTCGCAGTCGAGCTGCGGATGAAGCTGAAGTTCATCTCGACGACGCGGCCGAGATCGTAGCGCTCGGCACAGCTGAAGTCGGTCAGGACGCAGATCTGGCTGCCCAGGGAGGGATGGATGAGCTCGCCTGGCCCGGCCAGCTCGTTCGCGGTCAGGAAGGCGGCGCGCTGGGTGTAGACGTCATCGCCGAAGATGAAGGCGGTGAACGAGAGCGTTCGGGTGCCCAGGCCAAGATCCTCGACCCAGACCTGGTTGTTGTAGGGATATTCGTGGACCGCGACGCGGCGGCCGACATGCAGCTCGGTGACCCGGGCCGCCATGCGCAGGCCGCGCCAGGATGCCGGCTGGAGGTTGGCCGCCCACGGCCCCATCGCCGTGTTGGTGTTGGCGTAGAAGCCGCCCAGGCCGAGGTCGGAGGAGAGCTTGCTCGCGGCGCTGGCGAGCGTGCCGATCCCACGGACGACATTGTTGGCGGTGTTGAGGCCGCTCGTCAGCGGCGCCAGGACGCCGCTCAAAACCCACCACTGGCCGGCATCGGCTCCATGATCTTCAAGTTCGGCGCGGTGAAGAGGCCGGTCGAAACAGCCGAGGAGCGGCTACCAGCCGGCAAGCCGCGGATGTCTATGTTGACGTTGGCCGATCCCTTGACCGTCAATGACGGGTCAGGCGTGGGCGAGGCCGCGCCGCCGCCGACGGTGACCGGCGCACCCTGCGGCGCGGTGAGCGCCTGGTTGACGCCTGCCGCGACCTGCGCGGGATCGATCTCGCGGCCGGTCTCGCGGCGCGCCATTGCCCGGATCATCGCGGTGGCGGTCGAGGCGTCGTGCAGGTTGAGCGGATCCATCGGACTGACACCGAGGCGGGCAGCGACCTGCGCGGCATAGCGGCCGGTGTCGTTGCCGTCGCTCGCCGGCGCCCAGCGGCCGATGATGCCGGCGACGGTGTTCAGGCCCTGCTTGTCCTGGTAGGCGAGGAGCTGGCGCTCGGCCGCGGCGACGCCGGCCGCCATGTCCTGATATTTGCCGAAGCGGCCGTCGCTGCCGATCGCACCTTGGCCGGAGCGATACTCGAGGTTGAGCGGGTTGTTGTTGCGGATGCCTCTCGGATCTCCGGCCGACCGGCCAGGTGCGGGCGAGCTGTCACCCCAGAGCCATTGCGTGTGCTGCTTGACCCAGTCACCGATTCCGTTGCCCGGTCCGCCCGGTGCGTTTGGACCGTAGTTCTGCCCGTATTCGGGAATGCCGCTGTAGTCTTCAACCCCTTGATGAGGAACGCCAAGCTTGTTCAAGGCATAGGCGGTGACGACGATTCCGGCGCCGGCAAGTGCCGCGATCGCGGCAGGGCCAAGCAGGCCCAGCGCGCCCATCGCCGCCGCCAAGGTCGCAAACGGCGCCAGCATTGAGGCGAGCCACGTGCCGGCGAAGAAACCGGCGACGTCGATCGCGGCCGCCTTCCAGCCGCCGAGTGAATCGACGACGCTCTTGATCTCCTGACCGACCTTCTGGACACCCTCCCAGACCTGGTCCCACTTGATGTCCTTCAGCGCGTCGGCGAGGGCCTTGAACGCTTCGTGGACTTTCTGGCCGATAAAAGCGCGGTTCTGCTCGATCCAAACGACCATGTCGTGAACCAGCGGCTCGAGTACAGGCGCGATCTCGGCGCCGATGGTGTTGGCCAGGCCGCCGAGCGCGCCCTTCATGTCAACCAGGGTCTCTTGCAGCTTGTTGCCGTCGGCGATCTGCTTGTCGGTCAGCGTGCCCCAGGCCGCTGCCATCTTGTTCCACTCGGCAATGCCGGCCGAACCCTTGCGGAGCCACGGCAGCATTTCCTCGCCGGCGGCGCCGAGCGCTCCGATCGCCACGCGGGCCTGAAGCGCTGGGTTCTTCAGATTCGAGATGTAATCGGCGATCTGCGGGAGGACGTCGCTGTATTTGCGGGCCGAGCCGTCGGCCTCGTGCCAGGCAATCCGCATCGATCCCATGAGCGAGACGAACTCGGGCGCCCGGCCGCCGACGGCATCGGTGAGATTGTCGTTGAGTGCCTTGATGCCCGAGGCCGAGGCTTCGGCCGACACGCCAGCCAGGGCCATCGAGCCCTGGAGCTTCTGCATGTTCTGCGTCGTGGTGCCGACGCGGATCGAGGCGTTGTTCAGCTTCTGCGCAAACGACGCGAAATCGGTCCCCAGCTTAGCAATGCCGGCCAGCGAGGCGGCCGAGATCAACGTGCCATAGGGGCCGAGCATCCGACCGATGCTGCGAAAGGCGTCGAAGCTGCTCTTCGCGATCCAGGTGAAGCTGTCGCGGACTTTGCTCAGGCCGGTCAGGTCGGCGAACTTGGACAGCGATTTCTGCACGCGCAACACGGGCGCCTGCGCCGCGGCGATGCGCTTGTTGATGGCGTCAATTTTTTTCGATGCGTCATCAACAACGGTGACGCCGATCGAATAGGAGCCCTTATTTGCCACGGCGCTGTCTCTGTTTCAGCTCCAGCTCGATCATCTTGTTGGCCTCCTGCGCATAGAAGACCGCATCGGTGCCGGTCAGCGCCAATGCGTCCTGCAGGCCACCCTGATAAAATCGACCGATTTGCGCCGTCAGCTCTCGATAGTTGGAAGGCCACGAGACAAAAAATTGTTGAGGAATGCCCAGGCCGCATTGTGCGTGCTGACGCGGATCTTCTGGATCACCGGAAGCGGGATGCCCGAGACGCGCGCGATGATGACGCACTCGCGGTTGTGGATGCTCTCCATGTTCGGGCCGTTGCGCATCTGGCCGTCGCCCTGGATGACCTCGCCGATCGTCGGCTCGCGCAACGTCATCATCGAATAAAGTTTGTTCTGAAACTCGATCGGCGGGTTGATCTCGAATGTGCCCGTGGCATCCGTCTCTTGATGGTCGCTCATCCGATGGTTTGCTCCGTCACCTGCGGGCCTTCGAAGCGCACCGTGAAGGTGCCCTCCTGGGTCCTGACCTCACCGACCTCGGTGTTCCACATGCCTGCGCCATAAATCTGCTTGCCGTTGGCCTGGAGAACGATCACCTCGACGTTGGTCATCTGATTGAAATTCTGCACCGGATAGTCGGGCCGATCGCGCAGCGTGGCACCGATGAAGCCCTGCGTCGGCATCTCGCTGAAGCCCTCGACGGCAGTCTGCCCCTTCAACGTCTCGCGGACGACCGTGACGGCGTTCCAGACGAGATCGCTGACAACGTCCCAGGCGTCGCCATTGATCGTCATGGACGCAATGCCGGCTAGACGCCGGCTCGTGGTTCCCGACATTTCGGATGCTCCGTTTTAGGAAGATCGCCGATTAAGGCTTCGAAAACGCGACCAACATGGCGACGACGCGGAGCTGATTGGCGACCTGGATTGGCAAATACAGCTCCACCAAGCCATTGCCCGCGTTCACCGCGTCGGCCTGGTCGGAGAACTGCTGGGCGTTCTGGCACAGCCCTTGAAGACAGAGGTTGCCGTAGGTGGCGATCACCGAGAGCAGGATCACCTGAGCCGTCGTCATAGCACTGCCAGGCGGAATGCGGGTGCCGTCGGCGACGAGGATTTTCTGAAAAAACTGCGACTGGAGCTGCGTTCGAATGGCGCGGATGACCGCCATCAGCGTGTACATCGTCTCCACGTCGAGATAGCTGTTGTCCGGCGCACCGGCAGCGTTGAGCTGATAGGTGGTGACCAGGCGCTGGGTCTGGACGGTGCCCTGCTGCGACACGTTAATCGTCGACATGCCATCATAGAGCAGCGAATTCTGCTCGCCGACGGTGAAGCGATCGGCGATCGGCGGCGCCAGGACGTTCAGGGTCAGACCGTTGAGCGGAACTGCCGGGTTGGCGCGCAGCGAGACCGCGGCGGCGGCGCATAGATCCGCCGCGATCGCAAAGGACGCGGTCGGGGTATTCTGGATCGGCAGGATCGTCATGTGCTGATCGTTGCGCGAGGTGCCGAGCGTGACGGCCTGCGCGAATGTGCCGTTGAAGCCTGCGAAGCAATGGCCGAACGTCTCGACCGACCACGACCAGGTGCCGCTGGTGTCATTGAAATAGTTGCCGATGTCGGTCAGCGACGTGGGATCGTTGAAGGCAGTCGCCATGAAATCATAGCCGCCGCCAGCGGCAAGATTGCTCAGCGCGGTGGCCAGTGCGGTCGAAGGGTTGGTGGCGCCGTTGGCCATCTTTACGACCGTGGCTGCCAGCCCCGCCGGGCTCGCCTCATAGGGTGGTCCGACATAGGCCAGCCGAATGTCGATGTCGTTGCCGGCCGCGCCCTTGTTTTTCGCGGTGACAGTCAACACGCCGGCGTTGGCCGTCACGTTGACCGGTAGATTGGGCAACAATCCAGCCGCGGTTACCAAATTCTGACAAACGGTGGTCGGGGTGTCGCCGACATTCACGGCGCAGAACACCTGCACGCCGGCGATGTAGAGCGGGAATGTGCCAACAGCGGTGGCGGCTCCCGTCAGCGTCACGGTGCCCGTTGCCGCCACGGACGCTGGATCATCGGCAAGCGGCAAAATCCAAAGGTCGCCATAGAGATCGATCTTGCGATAGCGATAGGCCATGATGGCAGCCTGGCTGCCCTCGCCCATCGCCAGCTGAATGTCGGTCGTCGATGAGAAATGATAGGGCACGCCGGTGGCGGCGGTGCCGCTCGCCAGTTTCTGCGCGACGATGATCGTGCGCTGAAGCGGCTGACCGCTATTGGCGTTCTGATTGTTCAGCTCGGCGTAGACGCCGGGAACCCGGTTTGAGACCGGGTATTGTTTGAACGTGATGGTAGAGCCACTCATGTCGGCGTCCCTTCATGGGCGTGCGGAGCCGGCGCGGTGCTCGGGGGCGTGGGTGTGGGCGTTGCCGTCACACCAGGATTTTCGAGAGCGATTGCGGGCGCCGGCGTGCTGACAGCGGGGCTCGAAATCTCGACATCGCCCGCGGTAATTCTGCGGAGCCACCAAGGGTCGCGATCGTCGACCGTCATGCCAGCTGCGCTGAGATAACGACCAGGCGGCCCTGGCATCGGGACCATCAGTCCCGGCTTGGTAGGTTTGATAAACATGAGGGATGCCCTCTCAGAACTGGATGTCGAAGCCGGTCTTCGGGGTTTCTGAGTTGGGCGGCTGGGTGTCCGCCTGGATCTCGGTGAGCGGTGTGCCCGTGGGCATCCAGCCTTCGAGATCGCTCAGTGTGATGTCGAGCGCGAACTCGAACTGGTAGCGAAGCCGCGCGCGGTCCATGTCGATGACGTCGCCGCTCACAAATCGAAAGCCGCGTGTCTCAACGTTGGCGCTCGGGTTGGTCGGATCCCAATCTGGCCGCCAGTTCAGGATCGCTTTGCAGATGTCGTAGAAAAAAGTCGTGACACTGTCGGTCGGTGCCTGCCCGCGGCGATCGAGGCTGTTGTCGAGATCGATGACGATGCCGGTTTTGACCGTGACCATCTGCCACAGGCCGGTCATGCTTTCGTTGTCGCTGGCCTCCATGCCGAGCGGCAGCACGTATGCCGCCGGGCGCTCCATCCAGACCTGGTCGGCGATGGCGTTCGCATATTGCGCGGCACCGGCGACGCGACTTTCAAACACCGGCGCCGCGGCGCGGAGCTGGGTGATGACCTGGCTGATGAGTTGCAAAGCCGGATCAGGCTTTCTGGCGCTGGAATTTCAGGCCGTCGTTGATGGCGGCCGCAATGCGCTTTTCGATGGATGACGCGCGCATCTCAAGGGCGACGGAGATGAACGGACGCGGCAGAAGCACGCGGCCACCGGGTGCGCGGTTTCCAGAGCGGTGCTTGCCTTTTCGTTTTCCATTGATGCGATATTTTCCCGTTTGAAAACCGCCACCCTTGGCGCCACCCTCAAGAAATTTGGCCGGGAAACCATCTCGAACGACGACCGTCTCGCGGTCTTTGGAGAGTCTTACTTTGAGCGTGCCGATCATCTGCCCACTGACGCGAACTGGTGGTTGCCCTGGCGCCGAAGCGCGGTAATGGCCCCGTCCGCTGGAGCCTTTGACGGCATACATGCGACCGCCTCCATCGGCTTTGCTGGCAAGCTTTTTCGCCACGGATGCAATCTCATTGCCGGCGGCTCGGAGCACTTTTCGCACCTGCGTTTTGTCGAGCTCGAGCCGGCCGGCTTTGACGGTGATAACGAGACCCGGCATCAGACCGCCTCCCGCTTTTCTTGCTCGGCCTCGATTTCCAGAAACCGCTTGCGGCCGTTCAGCTCTTTGACGCGCCGGATCCGGTAGACGTCGATCCGCTTGCGGCCGTGATAGAGCTTGGTGTTGCGCAGAATGACGTGGCGTGTGTCCAGCCAGGGCAGCCAGCGAAGCCAGATCATATGTGTGACCGGACGATCCGTTTGCTGCGCGGCATAAAACGTCTGCGGGTATAGATCTTCGACTTTGGCGTGCACGCGGACGGCGTTGTTCAGCGTCTCCTCGATGCCGGTGAGGTCGTCGGGCACCTGCACACGCTCGGCGAGGAACACCAGCCAGCGCAGCTCGTTGACCGCGACGCGCTGGTTGTTGTTGCCCATTTCACCCGCCGAACGTAACGAGCCTGTTCATGCCGAGCAGGCGCTTGGCAAACGTTGGGATCTCGCCATCCGTGTCGCCGCGGTTTTCATAGAGGTGCGCGAGGATCGCGAGGACGCCGGCGACGATCGAGCCGGGCACATAGGAGCCATCCGGGCCGTAGCCGCAGGTGAACCGAAAGAGCAGGTAATCCTGGCCGCCGGGGATCGCACCGGCGTGGAAGTTCACGCGGCCCAGGCGGAGATCCGCGTCATACTCCGACGGGTCGAGCTGCTGGTCGGTTTGGCCCCAGATCCCATAGCCGACATTGTCGACCGACTGCAGCGGCCGCCGCGGCAGATCCGTCGGGTAGTTCATGACGTTCGGCCAAGGATACCAGAGCGGATAGATCGTGATCGGGAAGGGGAGCGAGACGAACGGGTATGCGCCAGTGAACGGCTTCTGGCTGATGCAGTACTCGAGCTGCTGGGTGATGAACGAAGTGCCGGTGTAGTCCTGCGCATAGTCGCGCGCCGCAGCCATCAGGATCTGGATCAGGTCGTCGTCGTCGTTGTTGTCGACCCGCAGGTGCTTCTTCGCCTGATCGAGCGTGACGACCTCTTTGACAGGCGCGGTGATGACCGCCAGCGTGGCGTAGGCGGGCATTAACTCGCCGGCGTTGCCGGAACCGCCGTCGTCGTTGCGGAGGACGTCGCTGCCGTTGCAGGCGCGGGGGCTGCCGGCGCGGTGACGACGGGTGCAGAGTTCGGCGGGTTCACCTCTCCGCCGTGCTGGGCGTAGGTGGCAGGCAGGTTGCCGGACGCCAGGGTGCCGGTGTTGATCACGGTCCGCTCGGGCGCTGGCTCTTTGCCGATGAGGCTGGTGTCGAGCCCGGCGGCGATCGGATCCGCGGGCGCCTGGCCGGGACCGTGCACGTGATTGATCAAGGTGCCGTCGGCATGCCCCGGGACCGTGCTGCCCTCGATGTTCTTGAGGCCGGGCGAATAGCTTTTGCCTGGCGATGGCACCAAGGGCGCGGCACCGATCGTGAACGGAGGCGGATCCGCCACGACTTCCGGGGAAGGGTCAGCTTTCGGCGCCGGCTTGGCGCTCGCGGTTTTGCTGTCGCTCATGGAGTGTCGTTCCTTACTTCGTCACCATCGCGGCGCCGGCGGTGAGCCGCGACCGGTCATGAACGACGATGGCGATGTTGCGCCGCGCGAGCATTTCAGCGTCACGCGGCGAGAAACCGGCCTCCTGCCCGCGCTGAAACGCGGTGGGACCGAACGCATGCCAGCGTCGGAACCGGACGGTGACCTCGTCGGGCGGAGGCGCCGCGTCGCCGATCGAGGTTTGTGGGGTGCCACCCGCGGCCGTGGCGGCGTCTTTTGCTGACATGGAATGAGCTCCCTATTGATGCGATTATGGGCGGCCGGGCAGGGTGCCACCCGGCGCCACGGCGCTGACGTTGGCCGGGTTGTTGGAACCCGTCGGCGCCGCGGTGCCCCAGGTGCTCGGCGCGGCCGAGGCGTCGCCGCTGGGCGCCTGCACGTAGTAGGCGGTGCCCCCGCTGAGGTTTGTGTAGCCAGCCGGAACCCAGCCAGGCAGGGACGCGACGCAGAGCGACGCGAGGTGGCGCATGTTGAAATCATGCTCCTCGATCACCCGAAACGCCGTCTGGTCGCGAGTGAATGCGCTCACGGAATTGCCGCCGGCGTCCTTGTAGGAAGCCACGTCGGACGCATCGATCACGACGTTGTACGTCTCGGCGAGGATCACGTCGTTCATGTCGACCAGGAACAGGAATGTGCCGTTGTTCACCGGCGATTGCGTCGTGCCGGTGTTGACGTTGGTCGGCAGCTGCTGGGTGACCATGAAGGGATACTTCATCAGCGTCCCGGCATCGAGCTCGTCCTTGTAGACGAAGTTGCCGACCTGATCGCGCAGCCCGGAGAGGAACGCCTCGGTGAGCGGCGAGCCGATCCAGACTGGCCGGATCATCCGGGACATGTTCATCCGCAGGGTCATCTTCATGCCCAGTAGGGTGCCGACAACGGCGGTCAGAATGGTGGCGTTGTCGGTGGCGGTGAATGCCGCGACGGTCAGCTTGTTCGATGTCGGCACCAGGTTGAGGAAACCGATCGGCGAGCCGGCGGAGCCGTCGCCGAGCTGGAACGCGAGATCCTCGCGGCGCGCAACCGTCTGCACCAGGTCGTCGCGGACGATGCCCTCGACGCCGATCGCGGCGCGGCGGATCAGATCGTTCGAGACAGGGACCAAAGCTGTCAGCTTTTTTGCATTCAGCTGCAGGTCGTCGAACGTTTCCTGGCTGGCAACGATGTCGTCGAGCTCGCCCTGGTAGCCGGCGGTGGCACCCCCTGACATGCGCGGAATGGTCATGTTGCCCAGTGGCATCGGCAGAACGACGGGCCCCGCCTTGCGGATGACCGTCTCGGCGCGAAGCAGCTCAATGAACTCGGTGGCGAAGGCCTGCGGCACCAGCGCGCCGCCGGTGGCGACGCCGGAGCTGTTCAGCGCCTTGGCGACGTCTTTGTCGCCGAACCGGCGCTCGATGAACGCTGCGGCGCCGTTCATGCCGAGGCCGCCCTTGGCGTGGAAAATCCCGATCGCAAAGCGGGCGATCTTGAAGCCCTTCTGCTCGGGGATCTGGAACTCGCCATAGCCGTGCGGCGTCATCAGCGTGTGGCCTGTCGCGCCGCCGGCTTTGACAACCGGCACGCCGGCGGCGGCCTCGCTATCGTCGCTGCCGACATCCTGGGCGCTGTCGCCCTCCATCTGCAGGGCGGTCTCGACCCGCTCAATGCGCGCGGTCAGTGCGGAGAGCTGCCCTTCAATCTCGGCGAGGCGGGCGGCCTCGCTTTCCGGCATCTCCTCGCCGTCCTTCATCGCCATTTCTTTGGCGACGAGGGCGATGGCTTCCTTACGCAGGAGAGCCTGCTGGTGACGCAGTTCCTTCAGCTTCGCACTGAAAACGGACATGGTAGGCTCCATCTGAGGGAAAGCCGCGTCATCACGACGGGGCGTTGGCGCTGCTCAGGGCAGCAGGCGGGACTTGCCCAAGGTCCAGACGGGGCAGGCGAAAAACGAAACTAGGTGAAAGTGATTCGACGGGCCTGCAGCTGACGCTGGCGACGCGCCTCGCGGACTGCTTCGAGCGCCGCCTGGGCCAGCGCGGCGGCCTCTACGTCCTTGGGGTTGGGTACCTCGCCGGCCATCGAAATTACAGGGTCAAGCAGCGCATCTGGATTGCATGGCACGCCAACGACGCTGATTTCGAGCAATTCGGAAGAGTGGAAGTCGATGCCTGCAAACCAGTCATCCGCCCCGCGCTCTTTATCGTCAGTGATATCCCATTCGAGTGGCTTAAAACCGACTGAAACGGCGGTCATGAAGCCCGCTTTGTAGCTTCTATAAGCGTCTTCGGCGAAGACACCTGTGACTGGATAATCGGCCGATTTGAACTCAAAAACGGATTTCAAAGCCCCGTCGACAACGCCGATCGAAAGTGCCTTGCCGATGACCTTGTCATGCTCATGCATCCAAAGGACGAGCGGGTTCTTTATGTAGTTATCAAGTTTCCAGCCACTTTGATTGATGACGTCATTTTCGCGGTCGACCGTAGAGGTAGAGCATGTGAATTGAAGCGTTCTGGCTGCGTTTTCTGGATCGGGTGCATCGGCAGACAAGAAGCCTTCCTTAAAGACCGCCATCTCTGGCGCAAGACGTTGATTTTTCCGAACCATCGATTTGAACTGATTGGCTGTCAGGCGGCGTAAGATCATTTAATCTCCCTTTCAGCACCAAGAGTTCGGCGCGGAGGGCTTCAATCAGCTTGTTCTTTTCGTAATGCCTCATCCAGCGATTGCTGGGATCGTCGGCCCGCTTTAGTTTGACGTCTCGGCGGGTTTCGGCGTCGGATTCGGCGCCATGTCACCAGGCGTCTGCGTCGGCGTGTTCAAAGCCCCAATGTTCAGCGGGCGATTGTAGTCGTCGCCGTTGGGGATGCGGTCCCGCCCCTCGAGGAGCCGAACCTCATTGACGGAGAGGAACCCATTGTTCAGGCCAACGGCGTTCGCGTCGTAGCGCGTCTTGCGGTCTGCCCGGAGCAGTTCGTCCCAATTCCAGTCGAACGTGAAGTCGCCGCGCTCGTCGTCGAAGAGGAGCTTATTCTCGCACTCCTGCACGATCTGCGTCGCGTCCGGCAGAAGCGCGTCGTTGATGTAGGCTTGCTCGGCGATTTCCATGTTCGAGTAAGTTGACCCCGTCAGGTCCATAACCTTGTGGGGTGGCACGCGGAAGAGCCGGCAAATCTCGTTGCTTTGGAATTTACGCGTCTCGATGAACTGCGCATCCTCGCTGGTCATCGAGATCTTGGTAAACTTCATTCCCTCCTCGAGGACGGGCACCTTGTGGGCGTTCTGCACGCCCTGGAACTTGTCGCCAAAGCTGCGGCTGATCTGATCTTTCGCGAGGTCCGAGAGCGAACCGGGATGCTCGAGGACGCCGGACACCTGGGCGCCCTGGCGGAAGAGAATTGCGCCGTGCTGCTGGGTGGCCAGCGCCAGGCCGATGGCCTCCTGGCTGGCCGCGATCGGTGAGACGCCGATATAGCCAGCGTCCATCGGGAAGTTCTTGATGTGCAGCACGTTCTCGGAATGGAACCGCTTTGGCTCGCTGTTGGGCGCCAGCAGCGGGTGCGACATCATGTAGAACATCTCGCCGCCCGGGCTGATCCTGGGCGAGCAGCTGTCCGGATGGATCGGGATCAGATCCAGCGGGTCGCCGCCGGCGTTGCGACGGATCACCACATAGGCGTTGCCGCGCAGGCAGATCGAGGTCTCGATGAACTGCTTAAAGGTGAACGGCGTCATCCAATCGTTCGGGCGCATCAGTAGCCGGGCGATCGGGTGAGAGGTGTCGATCTTTGCGCCGCCGCCGGCCTCGCGGCGCTTCAGCCGTAACGGAACCTTCGCGAGATCCTCGGATCGGGCTTTGACGCAGCCATAGACCGTCGTCGATTGGATGGCTGTGAACTGTGAAACCGGGACGCCGGTCGAGCTCGGAAAGCCGCCCAGCGCCCAGAACAGCGTCGGCGTTGGGAACGCGAGCGACCCTCCGCTGCCAGGTCCATCCTTGGCAACCGACGGAAAGAATTGCGGCTCACGCGCGAGCCGAGAGAGGCGGGGAGGCGGCATTTACCAGGTGACGGTACCGGTCTTGTAGATCTGGCCGCGCGTCATGGTGAGGCCGGTGGCCGCCGTGACGCTCGAGCCGTCGCTCGAGGTGCCGATGGTGGCGCCGGAGGTCAGCGTGCCCTGGGAAAACTTGCTGCTGAAGATCGTCGCCTGCGACGTCAGGGTAAACGCAATGGCGCCGACATCGCCGCGATCGCCGGGCGTCGAGAGCGAAATCGACGTGGCCAGCGGAATGACGGCGATGAGGTTGCCACCGGTGAGCGCGTCATAAAGCCCACGGCCGACCACCGTGCCGGTTGCGGTCTGCAGGAACGAGAACGGGATCGAGTTGACGGTTTTGCCGTAGACCATGTCGGTCATGGCGATCGGCTGCCGCGAGTATCCGGTTGCAGTCAGCTCGGTGCAGCTGGTCGCGGTGACCGCCGTGCAGTCGGACAGGAAGCCGACAAACGCATCGGCCTTCGCCGAGATGATTGCGGCTCCGACCAGGACAGCCGCCAGCGCACCTACGCGAAGGGCTTTGAAAAAGTTTTTCATGCTTTTTTCCTCAGACGAATGAGATGCCGCGGGTCTCGTAGACGGAGCGTTTCGGGCGGGCTTCCATGCACCGGGCGATCGCCATGATGGTGGCAATCGCGGCGTCAATTTTCTGTTCCGGCCGGGGCTTGCGCGGGTAGACGTTGGCGCGGGCGTCGTAGTGGCCGACCACGTTGCCGATGCACCACTCGAGCACCGGGTTGCCGTCATGCGCGAGCCGGCCGGCGCGCATTGCGGCGTCGAGCTCCTTCGTGGCCGGGCTGAAGTTCTGCGTATTTGGCCGGAATTCGACCATCGGCAGGCCCTCGGCGATCATGCGCTGGGCGAACTGCGTCGCCGCCCACGGGTCGAACGCGATGCTCTGGATCCGGAACCGCTTGGCAAAGTCGAGCAGGTCGTCCTCGATGACCGAAAAATCCGTTTCGTTGCCGGACGTCACGGTCAGATATTGCTCAGCCGCCCAGCCAGGGTAGGACGGGTTGCGCGCCTCCATCACCGCGGCTTCGTTCAGGTAGCAGCGGGCAAACACACGATAATGCAGGTTGTGCGTCTCGGGATCTTCTTCGGCGAACACCAGCGAGAGCGCGGCAATATCCGTCTTGCTGGCGAGGTCCAGGCCGAGGTGGCAGGATCTGCCCTCGAGCTGATCGAGATCCAGGTCGCGATCGGCGCAGGCCCGCCAGGTCCGCATGGAAAACAGCGCCTCGTCGGCGCCCATCCAGACGTTCAGGTGCTTCGTCATCGCCGCCGCTTCCTGGGCGGGGTTGTTGCGCGCCTGCTTCATGATGCCGCGCACGGCGTCAGGTTGGACACTCTGACCCCAGCCTGGGTTGCATTTGATCCAGGTCTCCTCGGACCAGGGATCGTCGCCGTCGTCGACCGTGTAGATCAGGCCGAACAGGGTGTCGTCCTCGGCTTTGCCGTCGAGCACGCGCACCGTGTAATCCCAGAGCTGCTTGCCGATGCCGGAGGTGTTCGAGGTGGCGGTCGAAATACTGAGCAGCAGGGGATGCCGGCGCTTGCCCATCGCCGTGCGCAGCACGTCGTAAACCTCGGACGTCTTGTGCGAGCCGATCTCGTCGCAGACGGCGATGTGGACGTTCAGGCCGTCAAGCGCCTTGGCGTCGGAGGAGACGGCGGTGAACCGGGAGGCCGTGGTCTCCTGGAAGATCGACTTGCTGAGCTCCTTAATGCCGTAGGCACCGCGGAAGTCGGGCGAGCGGCGCACCATGTTCTGGGCGGTCTCGAACAGGATCCGCGCCTGGTCGCGCGTGACCGCGGCGGCGTAGCCCTCGGCGCCCTCTTCGCCCTCACAGAAGGTGAGATAAAGAACCACCGGCGCCGCGATCGTCGTTTTTCCATTGCCGCGCGGAACGAAAACGACGGCCTGACGGAACCGACGGCTGCCGGTTTCTTTGTCGTAGAACCCGAAGACGTTCGCATAAATGAACTGCTGCCAGCCCATCAGTCTCAGGGGCTTGCCGCCGAGCGGGCCTTTGATGTTCGGCAGAAGGCCCGCCAGCATCATCGGCGCCTCAGCGGCGGCTGGGCGGAATTCCCAGGGCGATCGTCCGGCCTCGGCGGCCGCCAGGTCGTCGCTGAACCGCTGGCACGCTAGACGCACGAGGCGGCCGGCGGGAATTTTGCCCGCCAGGACGCCGGCGCAATAGTCCAGCGCCCCGTCGACGCCAGACGTCGCCATAAGATGGTCTTTCGGTTAGGTCAGGCCGCCCTGCAGCAGTTTCAGCTTCGTCCAGGGGCTGTCAGGCGTCGGCATGGTCGCCGGCGCCTCGGCACCGCCTCGAGGCACCAGGCGCGGCCGAGCGGCCGGCGTAAAGCCCAGTTCGCTGGCGCAGCGGATCATCAGATCGGCGCTCTGGTTGATGACGCGGAGGTAGGGCGACATGATCGTGTCGCCTTGGCGCCCTTTCGCGAGCAGCGGCAGCGGATTGTCCGAGTCTTGCCTGGCCTGCATCTGGATCGCTTGGCGGTGGCGATCCTCGGCCTCGCACCAAGCCACCATGACGCCTCGGTCGATTTTCGCGAGAACGTCCGCCGGCGCGTTGGCCATCGCGTAGGTCCATGACTCGCGCTGGCCCGGCGTCAAATAGTCCGGCGCTTCCAGGCGACCATAAGCGACAGGCTCAGCGGCCCGGCTTTGATGTCGCTTTTTGCGAAGTGTGCCATGCAGCTTGAGAAGCGGTGTCGGTTTCGGCTTCGGGCCAGGGGTTCGGGCCATTTTTCCTCTATCGGCCGCCGCGCATCCGCTCGAGCCGCGCTGCTTCGGCCTGGTCGCGGGCGGTGCGCTCGCTGTGGCAGCTGGCGCAGAGCGGCCGCAGGTTTGTCCATTCGAGCCGCAGATCCGGGCGGCGCTCGATGGTTTGAATGTGGTCGACCTGGGTGGCCTCGACCACTTCGCCGCGCTCCTGGTGGAACAGACAAAGCGGGTGGGCGGCCAGGAATGCGCGCCTTAGCTTTTCCCACGTGCGGTCGTAACCACGAGAGTGGGCGGAGCCGCGATATTGGGAAAATGGGCTGGCGCCAGAGCTGGCATGAGCCGGGCGGTGCACCGGCGGGCGACTCGGCATGGGTTTCGTGAAACCTTCGCCTGCCCGGTCGACCCCGAGCGTGGTTTTTCTGGGGTCAAAACCCGTCCGGTGTCAATCCTTTGTGCGTTGGGAGAAACCAAAACCCAAATCTGGCATTCACCCGCCGCTGTTTTTGTTGCAACAATAACTCTTGCGACAATGACTTTTTGTTGCTACATTTAGGTCATGGAAATCGAGTTCGACCCGGCGAAATCCGAAAGTAATCTCCGCAAGCATGGGATTTCTCTGGCCGACGCCGAACTGATGAACATCAACGAAGCCACCGTCGAACCGGATACCCGGTTCGACTACGGCGAACAGCGCTTTCGCGCCTGGGGCTTGATCGCCGGGGTTTTGCACATTCTCGCCTTCACGATCCGCGGATCCAAAATCCGCGCAATCTCGCTTCGCAAATCAAATGCAATGGAAAACCGCCGCTATGAAAAAAATCAAGAAAAATCAGAATGATTACGAAGAAAAGCCAATCGACGATGATGAAAACCCTGAGTTGACCGAAGAAGATTTCGCGCGTGGGCGGCCGTTCAAAGAAGTGTTTCCTGAGCAATACGCAGCCTGGGAAGCAAACGGCCGTCAGCCCATCAAAGCGAAGCCGATCGGCAGGCCGCCTGTCGAAAAGCCAAAAGTGCACATTGGTTTTCGGCTTTCCCAGGACGTAGTCGAGCGCATTCGATTGTCAGGGGCTGGATACAACGCGCGGGTCGAGAAAGTATTGCGCGATGCGCTGGATGCCGGACAGTTCTAACGATCTGTCAGGCCGCCGGCGGCGCCAGGTTCTCCATCGGGACATTCAGAACGGCGGCCAATTTGCGAAGCGCTGCGACGCTTCCGGGCTTTTTGCCCTTTTCGATCTCGTTCAAATAGGCTGGGCTGATTTCCGCCGCTGCCGCCAGCGCTGTTTGGCTGAGGCCAGCGCGCTTGCGCCAAATGGTGACCGGTGAGACGCCGTCGAGGATCTGCAGGGCCTCCTCGCCGGTGTAGGATTGCCGGATCACCTCATCCAGCCCAATCGCCTCAATTTGCGCATCAAGCCGCGCCACGGACGCCGGATAGGCGGCATCTCGAAGAAATGCCTCCCAGTCAGCGCGGAGGAAGGTGATGGTCGTTGCGTCCTCGGCAACCGGTTTCGGAAACGGTGTGTTCATCGGTAAATATCCTTTCGCGGCCCAACCTCTGTGACGATCATTGCCCCGGCGGTGAGGCGATAAATCGCCCGGTAATTCCCTTTGCGCATGCGCCACACTCCCGGGGTTCCGACCATCTGAGTGACGAAGCTCAAACGCTGCGGATGGGCATCGGCAACTTGCTTAAGAGCCGCGACGATACGTTTGCCATCGGCCTTCGGCAGCTTGGCGATTTGCGAGAGAGCGGCGGGGAGGATGACTAACTTCATGCTGCATATTCGCTGATCGCGAACAATATTGCAAGCGAAAACTTAGCTAATAGAGAATATTTATCGGGTGTCGAATCTGGACATGCAGGGCTTTCACCTGCCGCCGCATTGCCCCCGGCTGGTCGCGGCTTCCGGCATAGGGATACGTCTGCCCGAAATGCACCGACAACGCGGCCAGGGCCGGGACGAGACGCCGGGCTTCCACCAGCTGCGAGCGTTCCGCTCTCTGCTCGGAATTTCACCGGTGCCCCCGGCAGGCAGCATCAGCTGCGCGTAGCGACGCCGGTTCGTATCGTTCTCGCCAGCATATAGGGTGTCGCTCATCGCGAACAACCCGCAACCCGCGCGTCGGCCTCTTGGCGCGTGTCGGCAACCTCGATCACGCCGAAGTCGTCCTCGATTGCGACAAAGGTGTCGCCGAAGCGCGAAACGTGCTCGACCAGGCGCAGGGTGCCGCTCTTGGCGGCGATGGCGATGGCGACGTCGGTGGCGGAAAGAAGACGCATGGGAGATCCCCCAAAGGCCGCGGCGGGATTGCCGGGCTGCTGCTCTGCTTTCCGCCCCAGCCCTTGAGGACTGGCAGCGCCGGCGGTGCCCCGCGCCGGTGGGAGGAAGCGGTCCAGGCCGCGTCCATGTCGAGTGTTTTGCCAGAAATGCCCGCGCACGACAAGAAGAAAATACGCTGAAACAGCATATTTTCGGTTTACAATTACGTCGTATTAGCGCATAAAACTGAGGCCGGGCGGATTGGCCGCCCGGCACCCAGAGGAGCTAGAGATGGTTATCTCAGTGACTCTGCTGTGGAGAAGATGGAGCCTTACAGTTTCCATCATCTTCTAAACCGCGGCTTCCGGGGTGGGGCACAAACCCACCCCGGTTGCAGGGTTCACATAGCTGAAACCGGGGCTTACCGCAAATGACTTCGGACGAGCTGACAGCATTTCGCAAAGGTCTCGGCCTGACCCAGACCGAAATGGCCGGACGGGTCGGCCTCAGTCTGCGGGCCTATCAGGAGATCGAGGGCGGCGCCTCTAAGGTTCGGCCGCTCCATGTGGCGGCAGCCGAGCGGGCCGCCCTGACGCTGGCCGTCGAGCGCGGCGAGCCGATGTTGGCGCCGGTGAGCGTGCGGCGCGAGGCCCTCGAGCTGGCCAGGCTGATTGCCGGCTGAGGTGGCGATGAACTGAACTGGCATCCGGCGGACACATGTGTTACCTGTAACACCATGCAACCCCGTCCCACCTCTCGCGATCGCATCGCCCGGCATCGCGCCTCCCAGAAAGAGCGCGGATTGCGCGCGGTCGTGCTGTGGCTGCCGGACCTCAACGATCCCCATTACCGCGCTCGGCTCGCCGAGGAATGCCGCCGCCTCTCTCGAATGACCGCCGAGGAGGCCGCCATTGTTGACGACTTCGCCCAAATTGCCGGGCCGGGGCCAGATGACGGGTGGCGATAGAGGCTGACGCCATCCGGCGGGGCTGTGTGATCCTGGTCAGGATACGAGGCGACAAAGCCCGGCCTGCCGTGGTGGCTCGGTCCGACCTTCTCGCCACCTTGCCTTATGCGACGGTGCTACCGATCAGCAGCGACCTCCGCACCAATGCCAGCCTGCGCGTCGACATAGCCGCCACGCCGGAGAACGGGTTGCGCGTCGCGTCGCAAGTCATGACGGACTGGCCGCAGACAGTTCGGCTTGATGAAGTGGGCCAGGTGATCGGCCAGGTCGACGCGGAGACTATGCGCCTGGTCACGCGACAGATGGCCGTGGTGCTGGGGATCGGCGCCGGCAGGGGTAGACCTCGCCGATGACCTGGAAACACCCCCCCAAAATGAACGGAAATGCGAACGATGGATGACGGAAAACCGCAAAAAGCGACCGAGACTGGTGGGTTCAGTGGTGGCGAGAGCGGCCAAAACTGCGGGATTTTCGCGAAAAATAACAAAAAGCTTTTATTCGTTTTTGCGCGCCCCCCAGCGCCGGCAAGCCGGATCCTGGGCGCGGACTTCGGTCCCGCCGCCGCCCGTCCATATGGCGCGCATCAGCTCGCACTTGAGATACACCTTCGCCATCTGGTTCCGTGCCAAGTGCCGGCAGCTCTTGCACGTCTCGCCCGCCGGCCCAGATCCAGGCGGGGCAGCGTGGCCCGTTTTCTTCGATGGCTTTCGGCCGGCAAGCGCGGACGGCGGCAGCACCATCAGGTCAAATGAGGGGCTGCCATTATCAGCGCGGATCGGCATTTTTCACGACCTTGTAGGCGTCGATCGGGATCATGCCGCCGTCGACGCTGATCAGGCAGTCCTGCATCGGACTCCAGGTCCAGAAGAAGCCCATCGCGTCTGCCTTCGTTTGGCAGGCGGTCTTGTCGAGCATCATTCCAACCCAAATGGCGATACCAAAAAACGCGCCGAGCGCGAGGAAAATGAACACGACGACGCCGAGCCAATCGTTCCAAACATAGCAAAACCGATCCCACACCCGCTTGTGGAACGGCGGCGGCTCGTAATCAGGCCACGCGAACGGCATCGCTTCGTCCTCGAGATCTAGCGGATGAGAACCCCTTCGGCGGTGGCGGCCGCGGAACCGCCTCATGCTCGGCGCAACGGACGTCGGCCTGGTCGAGCGCGTGATAGGCAAACACGCACGCCACCGGCGCGCCCAGCCACCGGAGCGGCGACCACCTGGCGCGCTGATGCGTCGGGTGTTTGCAAACATTGTCCGGCTGGCGCAGGTGCTTGCAGTTGGTGGCGATGAAAATGAGCGTCATGCGGCGATCCCCAATGGAGCCGGAAAGAGGTTCATTTGCCGAATAAATTGAACATTCTACTCTCGGTTTATTTTCTTCAACAAAAAACTCGCAACGTGGCCGAGCGATAAATCTTTGGGGGGGCGGTCCGCAAACATGTGGGTGCCAGGTTGAGACCCCCCTACTTTCGGAAGAGGAACGCCGAGGCGCCCACCAGGGGGCATCGGAGTGGTTTGGGTGCGGGCAGGAGGGTCGAGCCACAGGCGAGGCTGCTACGCGCTGCCGCCGCGTTCGTGCTCAGGCGCCGGCCTCGCATCCATGCGATCAGGTGTGATGGCGTAGGCGGCCTTGATGAGCGTCGATGCGATCCTCGTCATCATATGCATGAAGTCTTGCCTCGCCCCAGGATAGTCTTCCACGATGCGCATGCTGATACACCCGAGCAGCTGCGCATCTTTCATGCTGTCGATGGGTGCGAGGTAAGCGTTCCACATAGCACCCTCAACGCGCATGGCGAGCCGAACAGGAGCGGTCGCGCGCTGGTTCATCTCATCTCATTCCTTCATGGCGCCCGCGCCCTGAGCCGGATTGTCGCTGTGGCCGGAGCGGAGGCGGTAGGGCCAAGAGATAAGTTCGGTCACCAGCAAGTATCCCTCAAGGTTCGGGGTTTATGGAGTTACTGCGCACGCAAGGGCGCGAAGGTTCTCGATCGTCAAGCCGTTCATACCCTCGCCGTCGTCGCGCTGGTTGACGGGATCAGACTTGATCGACCACACATCCTTGCCGTCATAGCTGCGCTGGTAGTGAAGCGTAACCGTGCGGCCATAGGCATCTGTGCCGATCGGGAAAGACGCTGCTTTTGGCTTCAGCATTAGCGGCCTCCGGTTTGGGGGTTTTAGGGTGCCTGCCGCTCGACCCACTGCTCGACCGCAGAAAGGGACTGCTCACGGGCGGCGTTCGAGATGTCGTTTGCCCTCGGGCCACTGGCATCCTTGTCGAACAGGTACAGGCACAAGGCGACATTGGGGAAGATGCGCTCCAATAAGCGCATCGTCTCCTGCATATCCTTTCTGTGCTTCTGTTGGGATCGGGTCCATTCCTGGGTCGATGCGCGGGGGCATTAGGAGGTCAATTCCTTGACGGTCCACATCACCGATTCTTCCAGCGCAGTGAGGCCGAGCGAACGATAGCGGCCCGGCTTCACGCGCTCAAAAAGGGCTTCCAGTTCCGTGGCCTTGCTCTTGATGTCGTCATGCAACGCCTTCTCGTCGTCGGTCAGCGCGCGGTATTTCGGCCGAAAACGAGTGACCTCGATCGCATCTGCGCTCTGCCGCGCGTCCGGCATTCCTTCGTAAACGTGAGCCATATCAATGTCCTTTCAGGGCGTCGGGGTTTTTGGTAGTGCCGGAAGTGGCGGCAAGCTGAGCCAGAACGTCCAGGTTCCCATGCTTTAGATTGGCCGCCACGACCTTCATTGCCATGGCTGGCGTCACCGTGCGCTGATCCTGTAGCGCGACGATCTTGCCCACCAGGTTCGCCGCAATCGCCAGCAATTCGAGCGAACTGACCTTGCTGGCGTGCTTGTTCACCAAGGCAGCCAATTCTTGATAGGCAACCTCGTGCTCTGCCTTCGCGATGTGAACGCTCATGTGCCGACCTTCGGGCCTTCGCGCCCATCCATCTCATACTAAGTGAATTTGCCATCCTCGCCAACTGGAAGGTGCTCGCGGCACTTGCAGCAGTACGTGGCGCTGTAAAACGCCGGATCGCGCGCATACGTCTCAGCAATGCCGCGCCCCATGGTGGTGATCGTGCCGCAGGTCAGATGGCGGTAAGCGTCTCGGTAGGGGCGAACAAAGCCCTTTGCGCGCTCGTCGGCACTCAGAACGACATAGCCTTTCTGCTGGCCGTTCGCCTGGATTTCGCGGTGATCGTCGGTGACCGGTGAGCCATCGGTTAGCGTTACGTCTTCCATCTAAGCCTCGGGTTTTTTCGGGTCAAAGAACTCAAGTACTTCCGCAGATGGAACGGGCTCGCCGGCCGGCACATCCGAGAGCTCATACGACCACCAAACACCAGGCGCGAACCCAATGATCGCGTTTTGCTCGGGGCAACCTGGCAACGCGATGTTGCGCACGATCAGAGAACCCGTCTCATCGTGGTAAATCTGCAAATAGTGGCCGAAATATTCAGCCGTGCCGTTCTCAGTGAGAAAGACAGCGCATCGCCGCATGACCAAAGGCACTTGTGTCGGCTTCATGCTTTGCTCACCGGTTTGCCCCAATAGTGATCCGCAAGCGCCTCGAGCCCCTCACAGAGAAGCGCCGGAATTGTCGATCGCCGGCGCCGCAGCCGTTTGGCGCAGCTGTCGACGCTAAACCGGCCGAGCACGATCCATTGCACCGTCGGAAGACAGTCAGCCGGGATTGCACCAAACGCGGCGCGAACCTGGCGCGCGGCGTGCAGCTTCGGCACGCTGACGTCGGGCACCGTGGACGTATCCACAACAGGCGAGCCAAACCCGACGCCACCAGACAGCCCGGTCACCGCTTCGAGCTGCGAGCGGAGCAGCTCCGCGGCGTCATACATTCGCTGACTCACAGTTTTTGCCGCGAGCAGGGTATGAAGGTGATCGACCCGCCGCGCCCGGCGGATCCGTCGTTTCGGATCGTCCGGATCGGCCGCGTCCTGGTCGACCTGCACGAGGGGCGCCCGCAACAGCTCGCCCTCGCGCGAATAGACGCTGAGAAGCGCGATTGGCGCGCCATAGTCCTGGCCCTCGACAACGCCAGATTGGCTCGCCATTCGCTGAGCGAGCTCGATCTGCCGCTTCTCGCCGCGTGTCGCAGCCCGCTGATGCTTTCCAGGGTTCTCACCGCCGCTGCGCCAGCGCGGCGCCGAGGCAGGCTGGGCGGGCGTGGCGCGGCCGAGTGACGGGCCCAGACTGGTGCGCTGGGGTGGTGGCACCGGCCAAGCACCCACAGGCCTGTCGCCAACGCTCTCAGCCGACACAGGGCGCAGGCGGAGGCGGAAGCAGTGGCCTCGAATGTCACCAGCCCGCTCGAGGCGGGTGACGCGAACGATTTCATAAACGCGGTGGCCCTTGGCGGCTGCCACCAATGTGCCGGCAGTAGGCTCGACGGCATGAACGCGAGCTCGACGGGTGACGACGTCGAACTCACCGGATTTTCGGGACACGTTTGAAGCCACCTCATGTCAGGACGGGTGCGCCACTTTGCGCCAGTAAAGTGCGCCAGTTCGCGAAGTGGCGCAGGAGGTGGTGCGCCAGTTTCTGCGCCACTTGTGCGCCGGTTTCTAGGGGGACTACGTCCCCTAGAACCGGCGTAGCGCGGAACTGGAGCGCCACCGTATCGATTTCGGCGGTGATTTTGCGCCAGTTGTGCGCCAGTTGTGCGCCAGTTCGCAGAGTCGAAATAAATACGGTCACGGACGTTTCGTGTCATCGACAGACACTCCCTTCTTCTCTTTTCGTTCCGTATTTTTGAAGGTCGTGATGAGAAGCAAACCGGTTCGAAGCCACTGGTCGATGACCTGCTGTGCCTGCTTGTCGGTATGCTCGCAGAATTTCTTGACAACATTGCCAGCCCAACGCGGCGATCTACCGCCTCGCATCGTCGGCGCGTAGGGTTCGCCGTCGAGGCCCGCTTCGAGCTCGTCAAGGATCTCGTTGATGCGTTTCGGATCGAGCGCCGCCAACGGGCTGGTGGGGCGCCATTTCGAGATTGCCTGAACGTGGTCGCCGTTCGGGTAGACCTCGTCGCCGTTTTGCAGATCGACACTGTTCAGCCGGAACCAGGTCGCGGCATCCGCCGGCGGCGCCAGGTTTTGCTTGCCCTCGTCCAGCCGGACGTAGAAGCGCCGCTCTTTGCTGGCGATACCGAAGCCGTCGGCCTCTTGCTCGGTCATTGGCGTGAGGGTGAAGCCGGCGCGGATCGCGTCTTTCAGCGCGCCACCGCCGCGGCCGTCGTCGATCTGGCCTGCCACGCCACCCTTGCGCATATGGTGGGACAGCAGGACACCGGCGTTGCCGGCATCGGCGAGCTCAGCCCAGGCGCGGCCGGCGGCATTCATCTGGCCGTTGTCGTTCTCCTGGATCTCCACTGAATTGATAAACGGGTCGACGAACACGACGTCGATACCGTTGTCGCAGACGAACTCGGTGAGCAGCTTCTTATCGGGAAACCAGACCGCATCGTCGTAGCTGCCGGTGCTCTGCGCGAACACCAGGCGGCGCTTACGGCCATGCTCGACGAAGAGCTTTCCCTGGAAGTCGGCCGTCGAAACGCCGTGATAGTTGAGGGTCGCCACCATGCGGCGATCGAACTCTTCGGCTGGATCCTCGAGGTTCAGCATCAGCACGTTCAACGGCAGGAACACGTGTTGCCCGATCAGACCGCGGCCGATCAGCATGGAAGTGCCCATGCTCATGGTGAGCGCCGTTTTGCCGACGCCGCCGGACGCCACCAGGAGGGAGACGAACCGGCGCAGCAGGACATTGCCGTAGAGCCACTGGCGCGGCGGAATATAGGACGGGGGCAGCCAGAGCGACGCGCCGAGCGGCTCGCGCTTTTTCTTGGCCTGGTCAGAGCCGCGGCCGAACGAACCGCCGCTGGTGCGTCCGCTGAGCCACTCATCGCCGGCATCGTCAAATGCATCTGCCATCACCACAGCTATTCATCACCGCCGGACACCTCTGCGTTGTGACGGAGACGGCGGCGAAACAGAGCCCGGTTCATGGCCCAGCCGACGAACCCAGGAGGGACGGTGGGCGAGCTGTCGCGGGCGGCTTGCTTGACGGCTGCGAGGGCCTGGTGCTCGGTGCAGCCCGGCCGCATCAGAACGGTGGTCGCCGCCCGGGTCATCACCTCGAGCTGGGGGAGATAGACGCGCTGCATCTGGTCCTCGATCGCCTCATCGAGGAGCTGTCGGACGTAGGGTCGCACCACAAACGCCATCGGGATCTTGGCGTCGATTTCGAGGGCGGCATCCATGATTTCGCGCATGCACACGGAGAAATCCCAGCCGGCGACGATGCTGTAGCGGGCGACGCGCACCAGGTTTGCCGCCAGGTGCTCGCGCAGGATCCGGCGCTCGGTTCCGTGGTCGGCGCGGATCTCCTGCAGGATCAGGTCGAGCCCGCGGCGGACATCGGCCGCGATCGGCGAAGCGTTGAGGAGCTTGCTCACGGCCGCGGTTTTCCCTCTCGATTGTGGCAGACAGGGCAGGGGCCGAAGCCGGGCGGCATGCGGGCGAACACATGCACCCAGCCGGCGCCGTCGCACTGGCGGCAGGGCGGAACGGGCGGAATGGTGAGCTCGTCGGGTGGGCAGAGCATCGTGTGCTCGGTGCCGTTGCGGCGCTGCAGCTCGAGCAGGGAAAGAGCGGAGCGTATCCCGTCGAAGTCATCCGCGATCGGAGGCCCGGCGGGGTGGTCTTTCCAGGGCGGGGCGATGCTCATGTTCCGATTTCTCCGACGGTCGCATCGTGCTCATCGACGAACGCAAAACACAGCGCGAGCAGAGTGACCGACGGCCAAATGCCTTTTGATCGCATCAGACTTCGCAGTAGGCGCTCTATGGAAAGGGCTTTCTCGTCTCGGTTAAGATCCGAGGTGACAATGTATCGAACAGCCTGCGCAACCTCCGTCGGAAAGCCCTCTCGCGTTTTCATTTCCGCACCCAATTTTCTTTGCGGCTCCGCTCCCAAATCTTGTCGAGTGCAGAAGCCGTCGTCTCGAATTCGTTGTGAAAATCGCGCCGGCTCGGCTGCTCGCGCTCCAGCCACCGGCCGACGGCGGCGAGATATTGCAGGCGAGCCGAAATCAGGCTGACGCGGTCGAGGGCGGCTTGATTCACGCCATCACCCGCGCGCGCTGCCGCGTCCTGATCACCGATGTCCGATAGGCCCAGAGAATCGCCGCGTCGCCGGCGTTATCATCGACGACAGTCCAGCCCATCCGGGCGCAGTAGGTCATCACCGCGGCTTTCGCCTGCACTCGCGGGAGGCGCCCGGTGCCGAGCACGGCTTTGCGCACAGTGTTCACGTGCTCCTCGAGGCAGGGCACGTCCTGTCGGTAGCATTCCGAGAGCACGAGGGCGGCCAGTCCCAGTTGCTGGCGCGCCGATGCCTCGTTTTTGCGGCCCTCGCCGGCGGCTTTCATGGCCTCGCCGAGCGGCGCTTCCATGATGACCTCGGCCACCTGCCAGTCGCTGATGAAGTCGGCGAGCTCGTTCTCCAGGGCGGCGTAGCTTGCCCCCATGCCAAGGTGAGTCGGCAGCTTCCAGACGCCGGTGAGCGGCCGCGGCGCGCCTGGCACGCCGTACGCCCAGCCGGTCATGGACGAGAGGTCCAACGCCAAAACGCCGCCCTGCTGGGGCAGGGACGGCGCGGTGGGCTCATCAGGGCGCTCGGGGCGCGGCATGATCAGACCAATGAGGCCGAATCTGTTGCGCCCGCGGCATGGCCATTGGCGCCGGCTTTGCGGCGGCCGCGGCGTGGGTTCGCCTCTGTCACGCCGGGCTTCTGCTCCTTGGCCCGCTTTTGCGCGCCGGAAAGCCAGCTGCGGTCGTAGGTGGAGTAGGGTTCGGAGCCAGCGACATAGGGATTCGCGTCGCGCGCCTTGCCCTCAAGGCCGGCATAGTAGCCGTCCTCCTGCGCCTGCCAGAGCTGCTGCTGCTGCGAAGCCTCCTCCGGGACGGGCGTGTAAGTGGTCTCGAACAGCGTCTTCTGGCTGCCAATCGGCATGTCGAGCCACACGGCATACTGGAAAAATTTCCGCAGCTGACTCTCCGCCTGGTCGTCCTCGAGCTTGGCGAACCGCTCGATCAACCGGAGCGTGTCGAGATCCACGCCGTCGGTCTTCGCCTGCTTTTTTGCCCGAGCGATCGACATGGATAGGTCGCGTTGTTCGCGGGCCATGTCACGGATTTTGCGGTAATGCTCCAAAAACACGTCTGGTCGCAGATTACCGAGTTTGTCTGGCTTGGCTTTTGCCATCAGAGGACTCCTATTCGAATGGGGTGAAAGCGACCGCCGGTAACGATGCCGCATGCCTGGGCAAACGGCCCATGGACGCATCGCCGGAACGATTTATAGCCGCCGCCATGACGCGCGATTTGTATGCAAAGTGGCCCATCAGGCGGCTTCCCCCTTACCGGAGGAGCCGCCCGGGCTCAGCATCGGGACTGTCAAGGAACCGATGGAGAGAGGGATGACTGAGGAAGAGTTCGCCAAAGAGTTGGGCGATCTGCGAAAGTAGGTGGGTTTTCTGGCGATTTTTGTCGGCCAAGCGCTGGCGTGTGTCGCAAATAGCCATCCGGATATTTTGCAACGCCTCGATGACGTCATCGCTTCGTTCGACGGCTTTGCGCTGGAGGATCCAAACCGACAGCCGATCATGACGAACATCCGTTTTGGGGCCGACCAGGAGATGTCTTTCCAGCGAACGCGTCTTCCGCCTGACGAATCTGCGCCTCCGTGAAAAAACCGCAGTTTTTCCAGCGCCGCATCGCCGCTTTGATGCGGCGCGCCTCCACCCGCTTTCTGAACGCTCTCAGCCCCGCTGACAGCCGCCGCGGTAGGGGAGGGGAGGGGCGCGTCATGCGGCTTCGCCGTTGCCAGAGAAGCGCGTGATGGCGCGGCATTTCTTGAGAAGAAGGTCGAGCTGCTCGGCGCACTCGCCAGCGCGCAGAGCGGTATGCTTTCGATCCAGCAGGAGCATCAAGCGGCGCTGGCCTTGGTAGACGAGCTGAAAGAAAAGATCGTGCAGATGGAACATTGGGAGACTGAGAAGAAACGCTACGCGCTGAAGGCTGTGGCTCCGGGAGCGTTTGCCTACGCGGTTAAGCCAAATCGCCGCCGCGCCGAAACGCCGCATTGGCTGTGTGCAACATGCTACCAGGCCGGTAAAAAAGGATTTCTCCAGGCGAGCCTGCGCTCGACGGACAAAAACAAAAAAGTTTGGGTGTGCGCGCTGTGCCCGACCGAGATCGTCGTGCCCTGGAGCCGCACGCCGGAATGCGAGGCGCCCGCGGAAAGCGCCCGGGGTGCGTGAGTGCGTCATGCGGCGCGGCCGGGTTCGGCGAACAAAACAGCCAAATCGGGCCGTATTTCGGCCGGTCGAATACCGGAAATTTCAGCCAGTTTTGCGACGTGCTCAGGAGGAACAGTCTTCCATCCGAGGATAGTGCTGTGATGACGGCCGATAGCCTTAGCAACCCTGGACGGGCCTCCGGCCATTTTGATGATTTCGTCGATCTCCATGATCTGAATGTCGGCTTTTCCAACAAAAAACGTCAAGGGCGAATGATGGATAATCCAACACAATTTTGGTTGGCAAAGCCCACAATGTGCTTGTGAAAACACCTGCTCACGGAACACCAGGCGCACGGCTCCGTGCCGCACGCAAAGCCGAAGGTAAGACCCTCGAAGAGTTAGCCGAACACGCCGGCTACTCCAGGGGGCATGTCAACAACATGGAATTGAATAAAGACCTTGGCGGGAGAGAAGCGTGGAAGGCAGTTGCTGAAGCCTTGGGATTGTCGATCGATTATTTGTTAAAGGGAAGTTTGCTTCTCGACCAATCCGCCGAAAGCGTCGGCGAAAGCATTGATGACCCGCAGGAAATGGAGCTTCTCGTCTATTTCAGAATGCTGCCTCAGCAAAGCAAAGATCTCATTTTGGCGGTCATCAGGGGAACGGGAGGCGGCGCTGGCAAGACGAAAGCCGCTTAACTGCACCACCTCTCCCATCGCCCGCTCCCAGAACATTATTTGAACAGTAAAGCCAACCGATCCAAAAAATGGGAGACGGTTTCAACTCACAAGATTGCGACTTTTTGCCGCGAAGTGCCGGGGTCCTTGGTCTGAGCGTCGACTTATTAACATCCCCTTTGTTGAGGACTATATATGGTGATCAAACGTAAGAAGGGTGGTTCCGGGGACGGGGATGACACGGGCGGTCAAAGCCGTGACAGCGCCGAAAGAGCAGATGAAAAGAGAGCGCAGTATCGGCCAATCACGCCTCGCCCTAATCCTCCGAAACCTAAGCCTTCCGAACCGAGGCCGCCTAAAAAGGAACGCTGAAGTTTATGGCCGATTGGAATGAGCGCCGTCACATTCTTGACTATGATAGCGCCGTCGCGCTCCGGTATCATGGCCGACGGAAATCTTTCTTGGATATGTGCGCCCGCATTGGCCCAGCTCTCTCCGTAATTTTCGGAAGCGGCGCATTCGCGACGATTATCGTGCACGACGTGTTTTGGGCGGCAGTCTGCGCGCTTGTTGTGACGATCGCCAGCGCGCTGAACCTCGCCTTTGGGATAGCCGAGCGAGCGCGGCTGCATGAGAGCCTATTTAGACGCTGGGGTGAAATTCGCGTCGGCCTGGCGGCATTGACCGAGAATGATGACGCGGAGCTTCGGAAGCTTGAAATCAGCCGCGAGACACTCGACGCTGAGAGCCCTTGGCAACTCCTAGCCCTGTCGGTGCTGTGTGAAAATGAGGAAAAGGATTTCCGCCGCGAAGGCCCGCTTTATAAGGTCGAATGGCTTCAAAGAGCTCTCGCGAACTGGCTGACGTTACCCGGTTGGAAGCCGGTCGCTGATTGAGCCAAGGCGAAGGGGCTTCACTGGCGATGAGGCCGCTAAACAAACCAACACCGGGCCCACGGGAAGAACTGCTATGGATGAGTCGTTGAAAAAGGAACAAAACAAAGACGATAAAGATACTAAAAAATAAAAAGTGCGACGAAAGCTGCCAAAGGAGAGGCTAAAAAAAGAAACCACGACGCTTTTAAGTATTTGGAAAAACCAATCAATCTTTTTTCATTTTCAATTATAGTGGCTTGGTAACCACCAGCAAAATATTCTAAATATTCAAGCTCGGTTTGAAATTTCTCATCCAACAGATATTTGGGCTGATATCCCGAAACTCCCCACTTATAGGGCCAGAAAATGCCGATCACGATAACGAAGCCTGCCAAGAAAAGGCAGGCTGCCCCGATCGAGGCGGCTGCGCGATAGGTCTCCGAGACTGCGCCGGCGCCCAAAACAAAGGTTCCTGCGACAGACCATCCCAAAATGCTTGTCGCCCGCGATTCCATCGCGGCCAGGTTCGACGCCTGCGCGCTCAAGTGGAGTTCCGCGTGCCTGACGGCCTGGGTCGCACGCCAGAGTCGAAGGCCGTCCCCTTCGATTTCACCGACTTCTATCTCACCTGATGGCGTTTTTTCACGAACTGATGCTGACATGCCCATAGCCTACAAAATTTAAACCGGTAAGGTTAGGGCATTCAGAAATGGTCACTTCGTCAGCCAAGTTGAAGGCGCTGGTGTATTAGGTCATTTGCCGATTGGAGCGTCGATGTTCGGCTGGCTATTTGGACGCAATCGAGCCGAACAACCGCCGGCACCGCGGCTCGCCATCGAGCGCGAGTTCCCGACCATGGTGGTCGGCGTTTCTCACAAGAATCCCGATGGGACGAAGCGCCAAGAAATCATCGAAAAATTTGTAACGCGCAATCGTCAACTAATTTTGGCGTTCGAAGACAGCAACCCCAAAGACAAAAACGCCGTCGCGGTTCACGTCAAAAATGTCGGGCAGATCGGCTACTTGGATCGCAATCTCGCAAAACAGACGCGTGACCTGGTTGCGAAGGGCAAGACCATCAAGGTCCGCCTGGACCGCGTCGTCGGCGGCGAGCCGAGCAAACCAAGCTACGGCGTTGCTTTGATTTACGAAATTTGGAGCGCCGAGGAAGAGTAGGGACCGGCAGTCGCCTTCGGTTTGTGACCAAAAGAAAAAATCAAAAAAGTTGGAAATACCAACAAATCTCGCTTGACGGATAATGTTGGAAAAACCCACAATCCCCCACCACCGGGGGCCGCATGTCAACCATTCTTTGCTTTCCGCAATCCAACGTCATCCGGCTCCTTCCGATCGCCGCGAATGACGCGCCCGGCGCCGGCGGCCTCTCGGCGCAGGCCATCCGGTCCGCCCTTCGCCACCTCGAGCTGTCGGTCCTCTACCTGAACTGCGGCTACCGCATCGCCCCAACGACGATTGCCGGCACGGCCATGCATCAGGCCGCGCTCGACGTCGATCCCGTGGTGGCCCGTCTGCAAGCATCCCTGCAAAACATGGAGAGTGTATAATGGACATTGGTCACACGGAGCATTTTGCCGGCGCGAATGGGCGCGTCAGCTTGATGAAAAGCGAGGGCAAACAGACGACGTTTCACATCTCCATCATGACGTTTCCAGAAGTGCCCCTGTACACAACGATCTTTCTCACCGAGTTGCAGGCGGAAGAGCTCGAGCGCGCGCTGAACCGCTGCCGAGCGGCGAACCAGGCGGATGCGCAGGCGGTGGCGGCATGAACAAGATCGCTGACGAATCCCTGATGTCGCTCTACAGCGACGCCGACATCGAAATGTCGCAGGTTCTGAAAGGCACCGGTGATCCTCGGCAGGATCTTCGAGATCTTCGCGCTTTTCACAGCCGGACGTTCGACATCGAGCCTGGTACACAGATGCACACACTCCGTTCGCGCGCCGTCGAGATGGCGCTGCACCGGATCGAGGAAGAGGTGGGCCAGCTGCAGGCCCAGGCGATGAACCAGGCGCGCCAGATCGGGCGTCGCCGGCCGAAATTCTGGTAAGGCGCTGAGTGATGGCAGATGACGATCTTGTTGATGTCACCAAGCGCGGAGACGACTGGCATCGCCTCCGCGCGCAGAATGTGGGCGGCTCGGAAGTGGCCGCGCTCTTCGGCCTCCAACCGCAATACGCACTGAGCCTCTATGCGCTCTGGCACATCAAAGCCGGCAACGTGCCGCCTCCGCCAGTGGACGGCGAACGCATCGAGTGGGGCCTCGAGCTCGAGCAGGTTATCGCGAAGATGGCGGCGAAGCGCGGCGGCTGGCAGATCCGCAAAGGCGGGTATGAAGTGGACCGCACGACGCCCGGACTGGGCTGCACCCTCGACTATATCATTGATGCGCCGGCGGAAGCGGAGAAGGAGCTCGGCTTTTCCGGGCCTGGTGCTCTCGAGCTGAAAAATGTCGACTGGCTCGTGCATCGCCGCAGCTGGCTGGACGATGAGCCGCCGGAGCATATTGTTCTGCAGCTGCAGCACCAGCTGGCCGCGACCGGCTTCGCCTGGGGCGTCGTCGCGGCGCTGGTGGGTGGCAACCATCTCCTGCTGTACCGCTACGCCGCAAGGCCGAAGATCATCGACGCCATCCGCGAGCGCGTCACCGAATTCTGGCGGAGCATCCGCGAAAAGCGGGAGCCGAAACCCGACGGCAGCAGCGGTGCGATGCACACCATTCGCCACAGGTTTCATCCCGCCGGCGACCGGCCTGTCGACATGACCGACGACAACGAACTGCCGGAGCTTTGCGCCAGGAAGCTGCGCCTCGAGGAACAGCGCAAGGCCGCGGAGCGCGAGGAGGACGACGTCAAGGCCCAGATCATGGCCAAGCTTGGCAACGTGCGGTGCGCGATGCTCGACAATTTCTTCATCACCCAGACGATCATCCCGGAAAATCCGGGGCGCCCTCCGAAACCGGGTGAGCTGATCGGCAAGCGCGCCGAGGTCCGACGGCTGGCGGTGAAGGAAGCAACGCGATGAGCGACGCCGGCGAACAGACTGCACTGGCCGTCATTCCGCCGTCGGCGATCTCCACGATTATTGCGGCCGACGAGGATGACATCCTCGGCCGGCTCTCGCGGAAAGTCGCCAATTTCAAACAGGATGTCTCGACAAAAGCTGGGCGCGACGCCATGCGGTCGTTTGCCCGCGAAATCGCCTCGAGCAAGGTGCAGCTGCTCAATCTGGGCAAGTCGCTGAAAGAGGACGCGCAGAAGCGGGTGAAGGCGATCAACGCGGAGGAGCGCGTGATCGAGGCCCGCATGGATGAACTGCGCGACGCGATCCGCGCACCGCTCACAGCCTATGAGGAGAAAGAGAAGGCTCGGGTCGAGGCCCATGAGAGGGCGCTGTCGGAGCTCGTCGAGGCGCCCTGGTATGGCCAGACGGAAACGGCGGCCGAGCTGCGCGAGCGGCTCGAGCTTCTGCTGAATTATCCGGCGCGCGACTGGGAAGAGTTTAGCGATCGGTTCGCCGAAACGATGGCTGACGAGATCCAGCGCACCAATCGGCTTATCGCCGCGGCCGATAAGCGTGAGGCCGAGGCCGCGGAACTGGCTCGTCTGCGGGAAGCGGAAGCCGAGCGCAAGCGCCAGGAGGCGCAGCGCCAGAAAGAGGAACGCGACCGCCAAATCGCCGCGCAGGCGGCCGAGCGCGCCCGGATCGAGGCGGAACGCATCGCCGAGCGCGACCGCCAGGCCGTGCTGCAGGCGGCCGCGGAAGAGCGGGCCCGGGTCGAGCGTGCCGCCGCCGCGGAGCGAGCCCGTGCTGAGCAGGCCGAGCGTGAACGCGAGGCAGCAGCCGCTGAGAACAGGCGCCAGCTCGATCTCGCAGAGAAGCGCCGAATCGCCGCCGAGCAGATGGCGGAGGCCGCGCGGAAAGAAGCGGAAGCGAAGGCCGAGCGTGAACGCGCGGCAGCCGTCAAGGCTGAACGCGATCGCATCGCCGCCGAACAGGAAGCAGCGGAAGCTGATGCGCGCGCGCGGGCAACAAACAGGGCCATCCAAGCCCGGGTCAGCCGCGAGATGCGCGAGGACATCACCGCTGAGCTGCTGGCGAACAACCTCGAGCCGGGGGCGATCCTCGAGGACATCGCGAGCCAGATCGTTGGCGCCATCGCCAACGGGAAAGTGCGGCACTGCCGCGTCGAATATTGAGGGAAGGAATATAGTCAGATGAGAGACGAAAAAATTCCGCTTGGCGCAACGGCGCGGGATACGTTGTCAGGCTACGTTGGTGTTTGCACCGGGCGTTTCCTGTATCTTTACGGATGCGTCCGCATTGAGCTTCAAGCTTTTGGGTTCGACAAGTACGGCAAGCCAAAAGAGTCGATCATTATCGACGAATTGCGCGCCGAATTTGTGAGCGACACGCCAACGATCAGTGCGCCGGAAATCGCGACCGGCGGCCCGGCAAAGACACCACAACGCGCGTCGCCCCCGAGGCGGTCATGAGTGACACGACCGAGCTTGCGAACCGCTTCGGCGATGGCGGACAGACAGTGCTGAACCGGTCGGCGCCGGCGGCGCGGCCTGCGAGCCAAGCTACCCAAGTCGAACAGTCCCGCGCGGTCGCCGAGGTGCGCGCCGCGGTGCTGATCGCCATGGAGCGGCCGCGCGATCGCATCCAGGCGCTCTCCGAGATGCGTGAGGTTTGCGCCATTCCGGCGCTGGCCGATCGGGCGTTTTTCAGCGTGCCGCGCGGCAGCGAGACGGTGAACGGCGCCAGCATCCACCTCGCCCGCGAGCTCGCCAGGTGCTGGGGCAACATCGACTATGGTGTGAAAGAACTTGCGCGCGACGACGTCGCCGGGCAAAGCGAGCTGCTCGCCTTCGCCTGGGATCTCCAAACCAATGCGAGGAGTGAGATCGTTTTCGTGGTGCCACACACCCGCGGCCGAAACAGAACGCGCCTGACCGACACTCAATCGATCTACGAGAACAACGCGTCATTTGCAGGTCGCCGTCTGCGCGAGGCGATCTTCGCGGTGCTGCCGGTCTGGCTGAAATCCGAGGCTGAGGAAATCTGCCAGCGCACCATCGAAGGGGTCGGCGCGGAGAAGCCTCTCATGCAGCGCATCGCCGACACCCGATCGGCATTTGAGGCCCTCGGCGTGTCGAGCGACATGCTCGAGCGGAAGCAGGCCAAGCCGCTCGTGAACTTCCTGCCAAGCGACCTGGCGACGCTTCGGGTGATCTATCAGTCGCTTAAGCGGAACGAAATCACGATGGATGAGGCGTTTCCGCGGCCTGAGCCGAGCGAGCAGGGTGTCAAGGAAAGCAAACTCTCGAACATTGAGGCAAAGCTGGAGGCTCGCGGCGTGCCGCCCGCGGAAAGTGCGCCACCGGTTGACGACCCGGCCCCCGGCAAAACGCCGCCCCCAGCTGAAGCAGAACAAGCCGAGCAATCTACCTCCGGCGAGCTGCAGGCGATGCTGCGCGAGATCAACGAGACAGCGACGCTCAGCGCCCTTGATGCGCTCCTGCGGAACGCGGCGTTCAAGGCCCGCGGCAAACGCCTAGCCGAGGACGAGCAGCGCCTGGTGGAGCGCATGGTGCAGAAGCGCCAGGATGTTCTGAAGGCGGCCGCGGCATGACAAAAAAGCGGCCCAAGAAGGAACTGGTCGGCGTCGATCCACCGGCGCCCCAGATCGATCTCGCCGACGCGAAGCTGCGCTTGGCGGTCGAGATGATTGGCTACGCCCTCCGCGACATCGGCCTCGCCCTCGTTCAAGGCCCACGGGAGGAAAACCAGGTCATGCGCGGGAAAGCCGCGCTCGGTCTCGAGCGCGCGGCCGCCTACGTGCGGGGCGAGGATTACGTGGTCGCGGCGGCGCCGCAGCACGCCAACATCCAAGCCGACGCGGCGGCGATCAAAAAAGGAGCGACCGCATGAATACGAAGAAGATATTGAATAAGTAGAGATCGATCGAACCAACATTCAAAACTAGCTAAAATATACGCGTAGCAAAGGAAAATACGACATGACCAAAACCAAAGGCTTCCGCCAAGGCGATGTTCTGGTGATCCCCGTCGGGGCAATTCCGGCGTCGGCCAAACCGGTGGATCATGAAAACGGCCGCGTCATCCTCGCGCACGGAGAGGCGACTGGTCATCATCATTCGTTTGGCCACAACCAGGGCGTGACGATGTTTCGCGACGACGGTGGCGCCTCCTACATTCAGGTCACTGCGCCAACGAACCTGGTTCACCAGGAACACACCGCGCTGCAAGCGACGCCAGGCACTTACGAAGTGCGACGTCAGCGCACATACGTGTCAGGCCTCGTGCGCCGGGTCGCAGACTGATCAACGGGAAACCGGGGTATTATTGTGGAAAAAATTGAAAAATTGACACCCGATCAAATCGCCCGGTTTCCTGAGTTCGTCGAGAAATGGACGAAGATCGGTCTATGCACGGAACCCGCGGATCGTCTGCGCGCCAAGGCCGCGATTCGGCGCATGTATGAGATTGCGGGGCTTGCGCCCCCGAAACAGATTGTTTGGTGCGGGTCGCCGTTCAGTATGGCTCTCACGCGGGCCATTGTTTTGAAAATGCCGAAAGTCAGGGACAGCGTCAGGGACAGCGTCTGGGACAGCGTCGGGGCCAGCGTCGGGGCCAGCGTCTGGGCCAGCGTCAGGGACAGCGTCAGGGACAGCGTCGGGGCCAGCGTCTGGGCCAGCGTCTGGGACAGCGTCGGGGACAGCGTCAGGGACAGCGTCGGGGCCAGCGTCTGGGACAGCGTCGGGGCCAGCGTCTGGGACAGCGTCGAGGACAGCGTCTGGGCCAGCGTCAGGGACAGCGTCGAGGACAGCGTCGAGGACAGCGTCAGGGACAGCGTCGGGGCCAGCGTCTGGGCCAGCGTCAGGGACAGCGTCAGGGACAGCGTCAGGGACAGCGTCTGGGCCAGCGTCGGGGCCAGCGTCTGGGACAGCGTCGGGGCCAGCGTCTGGGACAGCGTCTGGGCCAGCGTCGGGGCCAGCGTCGGGGTCAGCGTCGGGGACAGCGTCTACGGCCAACACGACGCGCACTGGCTCGCATTCTACCGTTATTTCTGCATCGTCACCGGCCTTGTCAAACAGACCGAACGTCTTGAAGGCTTGTGGGAATTTGCCCGCTCGGCCGGGTGGGCCATTCCGTGCCGAGATGTCTGCTTTATCTCCGAGCGCCATAATGGATTGTCTCGCGACCAGCGCGGGCGTTTGCACAATGAAACCGGCCCGGCGGTCGAATATCCGGATGGCTGGAAAATTTACGCGGTTCACGGCGTGCGCGTGCCGGCCGCGATTATTGAGGCGGCTGACACAATTACTGTCGAGACCATTCACGCCGAACGAAATTCTGAAATTCAGCGTGTGATGATTGAGCGCTTCGGCTGGGATCGCTACGCGTCTGAGTGCGGCGCCGAGCTGATTGACCACGATGACCGCTGGGGCACGCTGTTTCGGCGCAAGACGAGCGCTGGCGAGCCTATCGTTTATCTTGAGGTTATCAACCGAAGTGCTGAGCCTGACGGCACATTCCGCCACTATATTTTGCCGGTGCATCCAGAATGCCGCCCGCTTCCGGATCCGGAAGACCAGCGCGGCGATCTGGGTGACCGCCAACCGCTTACCGCTCTTAATGCCGTTGCCAGCACATTTGGAATGACGGGCGCAGAGTATAAGCGCCTGGTGGCGGCGGAATCGTGACCGCCGACCATCTCTTAGGCGTCGTCCGCCTCGGCGTATTGCCGTGAGTGCCGACGACTGGATCGTCTTCGGCTCGACGATCAGGAACCGCTCATGCGGCGGCTGTACCATGTGCTGCACGCTCCTGCCGGTCGAGATGCCGACTGGCCTCAAGCCGCACGGCGTGCGCTGCAAAGCCGTCTGCTCGAAAGGGTGCAAGGTCTATGTTCACCGCCCGGATCCATGCCGCTATTGGTCCTGCCGGTGGCTCTTCGACGACAAAACAAGCCAACTGCGGCGCCCGGACAGGAGCGGCTATGCGATCGATCCGACGCTCGACGTCATCCTGGTTAACGGGGTCGAGCACCACGCGGTGCAGATCTGGGTCGACCCGGCGCGGCCAAATGCCCATCGGGATCCGGCGCTCCGTTTTTACCTGACAGAGCTGGACCTGCCGGCGATTGCCCGGCTGGGCGAGACGAATGGCATCTTGGTGGTGCCTCCGGGGCTCACCGCAGAAGGCGACTGGATGGAGATCGCAGTCAATTTCGATCACGACCTTCGCGCGAAGATCCTGGCAGGTCGCCAGCAGCTCGAGCGGAAGACACTCAGAGCGGCCGCAGTGGGCGGCACGGCGCTGTCGGCTCCGCGGCCGACGCCGAAACGCATGAAGGAGGCCGGGTGATGGAACGAACGAACGCCATGCCACCACCGGCCATGTCAGCGGCCCAGGTGGCCCGGCTTTGGGGCGTCTCCCAGCGCCAAGTCTATGACCTTTGCGCGCGAGGGGAGCTCGGGCATCTACGGATCGGCGGGTCGATCAGGATCCGGCCGGCAGACGTAGAAGCATATGAGGCACGCCAATGGGTCGCCCCCGTCTCGACAGCCCCAATTACCACCTCCTCCAGCGCGGACATTTCTTTTATGTCACGTGGAGCGAGGGCGGCGAAAAACGACGCGTTTCAACGGGGACAGGCGAGCGTCGGGCGGCCGAACGGTGGCTCGCGCAATTCATAGCCGGGCGCGAGAACCCGGCACCCCCAGCCCAGCCGACCATCACCGAGATCCTCGCGGCGTATGCCCGCGATCGACGGCCGTCCGTGGCATCACCCGCCACCATGGATCACTGTGTGGCGTCGCTGGTGCGGCACATGGGTGATCTTCAGCCCGATCACATGACGCGCGAGCGCAGCCGGTTCTACGCGGCCGCTCGCCGACGGGAAGGATATGAAGTAGGCCCCGCCGGCGCCAAGCGCACGAAGGCGGTGGCGAACGGAACCATTGCCCGGGAGCTGGTGATCCTGCGCGCCGCCCTCCGGTGGGCCATCGCCGAGCGGTGGATCGAAAATGCCCCCAGCGTCGAGCTGCCGCGCCAGGGTGAGCCGCGCGAGCGATGGTTGACGCGAGTGGAGGCCGAGCGCCTCATCGAGGCAGCCCAGGCCCCCCATGTGCGCCTGTTCTTGCTGCTGGCTCTGCACACAGCGGCGCGCGCGGGTGCCATCCTCGATCTGCGATGGGAGCAGGTCGACCTCGATCAGGCGCACATCAGATTTGGCCGGGGAACCGGGAACAAGGGTCGGTCGGTGCTGATCCCGATCAATGACGTGCTGCTGCCAGCGCTGCTCGAGGCAGCCGAGGCGCGCACCTGCGAATACGTGGTCGAGTATCGCAGTGAGCGCGTGGGGTCGGTCAAGCACGGAACGGAGGCCGCCGCTCGGCGCGCGCAGCTGCCAGGTGTGACGCCGCACGTCCTCCGCCACACGGCCGCGACCTGGATGGTGACCGCCGGCGTGCCGATCGAGGTGGTGGCGATCTTCCTCGGCCACACGAATCCCGCGGTTACCTTCAGGGTCTACGCAAAATATGTCCCGGGCTACCTCCGCGGCGCTGCCGCGGCACTGGCGGGCGGATCAGTAACAGGGCCAGTGGCCCATAAACCCACTTTCCGGCTTGTGAAGAAAGAGGCGTAAGTTGTTGAAATATTTGGTGCTGTTGCAGGGATTTGAACCCTGGACCTCTCCCTTACCAAAGGCTATCCGCGTCGCGAACGCTTTGCTTTTGCGCGCAAATTTCTTTACAATCGTGCCGAATTTTGCGAATTTTTCGCGAGTTTTGCGCACTAATGAGGCCAGTGGACCGCAAATAAACAGCCCTCGCGAGCAGTCCCTATTCGAGGGAGTGATCCAAAAGTCAATCAATTTACACGCTGAAAAAGTCGTAAAAACTTTTCAAACGGAAATCGCCAGCGGCACCTGCCAAACCGCGGCGCTGAGGCGCTGACCGGTGGTGGCGTATTCCTTCCAGCCTCGGTTCGTTGGCCCGATCATCGAGGGCACGAAGGCGCAGACGATTCGCGCCGTCGGTCGGCGTCGGCATGCCCAGCCTGGTGATCAGTTGCAGCTCTACACCGGCATGCGGACGCGGAGATGCCGTCTGATCGGCCGCGCCACCTGCACATCGCTCTGGCCTATCAGCATCAGCTTGGCCGCCAACAGCATCGCCCTTGGCGACGAACCAGTCCTTGATCTCGATTCGTTCGCGCGACAGGACGGCTTTGCAGGCTGGCGCTCGATGCGTCTCTTTTGGCAGGACACCCACGGCAAGGCGCTGGCCGAACCGTGGCATGGCTTCGTTGTTAGCTGGGCTGACCTGGTGCCCGCATGATCAGCGATCGCCGCAAGCTGTCGGCCGACGACGTCGCCTTCATCCGCGCGCCTGGCCCAACGGAGGTGCGCGCCGGGGAGCCGGGACGACCTCGATGAAGGGCTTCCACCGACTCGGCTTTGAGCTGACCCAGGAGATGACCGGCTCGAGCTCCCGCACGATCGCTCGGTTTGCCTGCGTCCGATGCCACGCAACCTATGACGTTGCCGTGAAAAACGGCGAGCCGCTGAGCCCGATCGGTATCTCACAGAAGGCTGCCCGAGCCGGCTGGCAAGCCGACGCTTCGAAGAAAACCCGGATCCTTTGCCCAAGCTGCCTCGCGGCGCCTCGGGCCAACGATCCCGATGAATTGCTCCGAAAGGTGGTCCCGATGACAGTGACGCCCATCAAGCCGGCCGAGCAACCTACGCCCTCGGCTGACCAGCGGCTCAAGATCCGCAGCTTGCTCGATAAGCATTTCGACGACGGCGTTGGGATGTATCTCGACGGCATGACGGACCAGAGGTTGTCGGAAATGGTCGGCTGCCCTCGCATCGTCGTCGAGACAATCCGCGAGGTCGGATACGGCCCGATCAGGGTGGATCCTGTGGTCGCCGGGCTGCGCGGTGAGCTCGAGGCGATCAAGCGGCAGCTCGACACCATCCAAGCCAGCATGAACGCGACGATGGCGAGGCTGACGGAGGCGAAGGAAAAAATCGATCGGCTCTCGGCGTCCCGAGCGGCTTGATGACCCAGAGGAACGCGAGCGCGTCCGAGCTGCGCTTGAGGGACGTGAGGCGGTGTGGCCGCCGCAGGGAGAGACGAATGCAAGCCAGGAGTGAACCATCATGACCCCAACCATCACTGACACGACGCTGGGCCCCTACGTCGTCGCTGCAGGAGGCGCCGTGGCAGCATTTGTTGACGTCAGCATCAGCGATCCCCCGATTATCTTCCAAGGTTTCCCTGTGGGCGGAACCGGGACGCTAAGCATCCATCTGACCGGTGATCCCGATGCGACAGTCTCGACCAGCCAGAGCGATGCGCAAGGAACATGGGACGAATCGACACAGACGCTCACGCAATATGTCGGTGTCGCGCGGCAACTTCCGAACGACCTCGCGATCGACACAGTTCTTGCCGGCGATGTGATCAACGTGCCGACACTTGCCGCCGGGACGAGCGACACAATTGACGCCTGGGTCAGCTTCTTGACTGCTTACGACCAGGTGGCGTCCCCCGCGCCAGGTGGTGGCTTGACCGGCGTGACGTTGCCTCCAACGGACACGACCGACGCGTCGCCGGTTGTGATCGATGCCAGCGGACCGGCAGTGACAATCTCCACGCCAACGGCCGCTGCTTCGCCGGTGTCGACAAATGCGAGCATCGCGTCCGCATCCTCTGTTGTTGCTCCGGTCAGCACACCAGCCATCACACAGGCAACGGTCGCGACGATGCCGCCACTTTTGATCGCCGGCGATCCCATGTCAGACCAAGCGCAGGTCTCGCGGTTATATTACGCGACGCTCGACCGAGGCCCGGATCCGACTGGACTCGCCAATTGGACGAACGAAATGCAATCCGGCGTTGACATCACGACAATCGCGGCAGGGTTTGTGAACAGTCCGGAATTTTTGGCGGACTACGGGGCCACGTCAGATATCTCGTTTGTGACAATGCTCTACGCCAATGTGCTGGATCGCGCGCCGGACTCTTCCGGATTGGCCAACTGGACAAACGCGCTGAATGCTGGAGTGCTGTCGCGAACACAGGTGGTTGTCGGATTTTCAAATAGCCAGGAATTTATCAACAACCTTGGCTGATGACGTGCACTGCGTCAGAAACAAACAAAAGGCCGCCCCCTAAAGGAGCGGCCTAAGTTTGGGAGGAAACGCGAACATGTCGCGTTGGAAGCGTAGCCGACGGCGTGGGCGGCCGCCAGAACTTATGCGCTGAGAGCCGTCGGCGGGGTCGTCGGCGCGGCGGCGGGGTTTTTCACGTTATTCGCAATTGCCGTGATGCCGTCGGCCGCGACATTGCCCAGAGAGATCGCCGCCGTCGCCAACGTGGCCACCGCGGAGGTGGCGGTTTGAGCGTCGCCGGCGGCATTGTCGAGCGCATTCTGAGCGGCGGAGAGGGCGGCGTTCGCCGCGGACACCAGAGGCGTGACGACGGGCGTCAGCGCCGGGTCGGCCGCCTCAAGCACCACCTCGCCCAGACCAAGTGCGACGCCGACAGTACGGCTCGCTTCGCCAAACGCAGCCTCGATGGTGGGGAGATCGCTTTCGATCCCAGCAATCGCATTCGAAAGAACAGTGGCAAGCGACATTTTATGCTCCTGTGTTTGACGATGTGGCAGGCGGCGTGGGCTTAACGAAACCGGTGATCTGGGCGCGCGTGATGTAGCGCATCGCGTAGCTGCCGAGGACGACGCCTGCGCCAGCCACTAGATTGCAAGTGTCGTCGCTCCAACCAAGCCCCCAGTGAGCCGCGGCCCATGAAACAACCGTGACGGCCAAGGTACCCCAGGGCGACTTACTCGCAATCAGGGATTTCCCTTTTATCGCGTCGGCAAGTTTCGGATCGGCGGCCGAAAGGAAAGCGATCAGCTGCGGCAAGTTCTTCGCTTGGCTGATGGCGAAGTCGCGCGCCTCTGCGACGTGCGGGCTGATCTTCATGGCGACACCAAAGCTTTGATATCGGTTTGTGGCTTTTTCGACAGAAGCCATTTGAACGCGTTGTAGGGCCGCTTTCTGGTGGTGTTTGCAGGATCCCGGAGGCACTCGCTGAGTAGAGGGCTGCAGGCGCTGTAGGGCGGCGCTATGCCGGCGACATGCGATTGCGGAAACGCAACGCGCGCAACCTCACCGGTGTCGAGCACCGTGAGCGCCATCTTGCAGGATCCTGCGCCACCAAACGAGAGCGACACGCCCTCGACGTCGAGGTCGAACCCCTTGTCGGTATTCGTGGTGGTGTATTCGACAACCCCCTCATGGGTGTCCGTCTGCAAAAAGGTGAAATCGGTGCCGGCACAGCCGACCAGGTCGCCTATATCCATGCCGATGAGACTGTGCGACGAGAATGGATCCCGCGCCTCCTCGGTTACGACGGCGCCGCATCCGGCGAGCAACAGCACGAAAACGAATGCCCTCATGGCTTCACCTCAGCGCAGGCGCGCACCGCATCGCGCAGAGCAGCATAGTCCTCGAGGAATGTCGGCCAGAGCGCGCCAGGCGCGACGGCATCGCGCTCCCGTGCGATCTCACTCGTCTCCTGGAGTGAATAGCGCCGGAGCGGAATCAGGCTGCAGGCGTTCTCAAAATGATCCGTCGCGCAGCCGCCGATCGAGCTCGTCGCCAGTACGAGGCGCAGCATTTTCAGCGCCGCTGATCTTGCGCTCGAGCTCATCGGTTGCAGCCTCAGCTTTGACGTTTTCCTGATCGCGAGCGCGTCGCTTTCCGGCCCAATAGGCGAGGAGCAGTCCGACGATCGATTTGAACCAGGCGATCACGAAACCAGCTGCCCTGGCTTCGCCGCTGCCGGCGTGGCAGGGATGAGGGCCGCCGCGGCGGTTTGGCTGGAATGCACGCGGTTGTCGACGCCCTGTAGAAACGATGCACGCCACGCCGGCGGCCGGGTGGCGTAGAACGCCAGGTGCGCCGCCGCCAGGTGTGCCAGCAACGCGCCTGCGTCGGCCGCACGTGTGGCAGCAATGGTGTTGGGCCCGATCCATCCGTCCACGTCGTCACCGGTGAACCCGAGGCACTCCTGCAGCTCAATGGCGCTGCGGTGTGGGCTCGCGTTCACGCCAAAGTCGTAGACCATCAGAGCGGCGTACGGGACCAGGTCATCGCCGCGGATCGGGTTCCAATAGCCGACGGCATAAAACGCCTCGAGCTCCGTGTCGGATATGTTGCGGAGGTCATCCATCGTCGGCGTCGGCATGCCTTTCGCGTGCCGCCAGGCCACGAACTGGTCGTAGGTAACGCCCTTCATGGTGGCGCCGCCGGGATCGTCTGGGCTGTCTGTCCAGAGGCCCTCCCAGGACAGGGTAAATTTGAAGCAGGTCGGGAAAGAGCTCACGGTTCGTCCCCCGGCTTTGGATCTTCGAGAGCGCGGATCTTGATCGCCGGCATCGCGACCTGTGGCAGTCCTGCGGAGGCTAAACGGCCATTAGCTTCCGCGAGCGCGTCTCGGAAAATACGCAGGATGCTGTGCGAAAAAGCCTCCCACCATCGGGCGAGCCACCAGCCGCGATCCCGGTCTCTCTGGGCTTCCCTTGTGGCGCTCTGCTCGGTGATCAATCGCGCTCGCAAGTCCGCGATGTCGTCGCGATAGGCTTTGCGGATCAGCTCCTCTTCGCGGTCCAGCCTATCTTGTGCAGTTTCCTCGGCATCTGCTTCAGCGTGATGCCGGGCTCGGTAGGCCTGCAATCGCGCGCCGATGAGCGCGACGAGAACCGGCGACGCCGCACCGGCGATGATGCCCCACGTCTCGAGATCTGATGCCATTCAACGGAGGTTTCCACACAGACGCCCGACAGCAAACATGTTGATGCCGACAAAACCAGCGAAGGGGATGATGTTCGGATAGAAGCCAACGCTGGCACACGCACCGAGCGCGATGAACCCGTAGAACCATCCGGCGAAGAACGCCGACGCCGCGCGCGGCCAACGGAGATCCAGGACGAGGGTAATGAACTGCGCTGCGCCGACGAATAAAGCGAAAAGTTCGATCGCGGCGCCCGGCATGATGGAGGTGATCACGCCGTTGGAGGCGATCGGTCGCACCTCGGCGTTCATGACGAAGCTCGCTGAACCCCAGCCGATTGCCACCAGCGCGGACCAGAACTCGGCCCACCAATGGCCGCGGCGGATCAGGTTAAAAATGTAGTGGAGAATTTGTCTCATGCTCGGTCCACCGCCCATTGCTGCGAGGCGAGCAAGCACATCACGCCACCGAATATCCAAAATAGCGCGCCCCCGGCCAGCATGCCGCTCTCGCGATAGATATAAATTTGCACCCAGATCCCGAGCGTGATCCAAACCCAGGCGCAGGCGCACATCACGGCAAGCCTTAACGCGTGCGAGTCAATGCCGACGACGATCAGCATCCCGACCGAGAGCGAAACCAACAGCGTCGCCCATGCCCAGATCGGCATGACGCGGTCCTCGAGCGCCTCGTAGAGCGGCGTCGCAACCATCCAGTCGGGAAAGAACAACGGCCCGGCATTGCTCAACGCCCAAAGCGCCAGCACGACGGTGCTGGTGCTTGGGTCGAGGTTGAGCAGGCGCGTGATCACGGCACCGGCAGCTTTTGGGGCGGCGTCCACGTCGATCCGCCCGGCACTTTGGTCGTCGGCGAGTGCCCGGTGAACGGATTAGGCGCGACGCGCCGGCGTTCCATTGGGGTTTTGGGTGCCGGCGGCGTGGTGGACGCCGGCGTCGCACCCGTTGCCGCTGGCGCGCTGGTGACGGTGCTCGATGTGGTCTCGCTCATGCCCAAACTCCCACTTGCCGATAGGTTGACGTGCCGATCGCGCCGGCGTTGGGAGCGCCTTCCCAGCCGTTCGGTGTGCCGACGGCGAGGTTAAGCAGCAGGAACCACGGATTGTTCCCGGCCTGCGCATAATCAGGCGTTGGAAACTGGCCGGTCTGCTGGCCGTCAGCGTAGAAGGTGATGAACTTCTCGCGGACGTCGGCGATGATCTGGTGGAATCCTGCGCCGAAATCGGGCGACATGTTCGGCCTGCAGTAGTTGCTCTCCCAGGTGCCACCCACCGGTCCGTGAACCGTCTGCTGGATGTAGTTTGTGGCGCCCTGCCACTGTTCGAAAATATCGATCTCGCCGACATAGGCGTAGCCGTTCAGGACGTTCAGGAGCCAGCCTGCAGGCCACCAGCCCGGCCCCTCGCAGCCCTGCACCTCGAGGACGAATGTGCCGAACGGAATGCTGAAAAGCTGCGCGGTCGTGAGGCAGCCTGAGTCGTAGGCTTGCCCAGCCGGGTTGTTGAATCCCGCCAGCGACGCCGGCTTGGCGGTGATCAACAGATTTCCGCTGCTATCGAAGGTGAACGGATCGTAGGGATCGGTGTCAGGGTCGCAATAATACTCGGCCTCGACGCCGGCGTTGAGCGAGCGATTTGCACCGGGCGGAATGGTGGTGCTCCACTCCGTGTTCGATCCGTTGATCGAGGTCCTGATGTTTTTCCAGTCGGACTGGCCGACATAGAACTTCGGGTCGCCGGAAATTCCAGGTGGAAGCCAGAGCGATGTCGCAGTCGTCGAGATCGGTGCCGCCGGCACGGTGGTCGAGCTGCTCGTGCTCGAGTTGATGCTGGCAGCTTGGCCGACGAACGTGCCGGCGACGTTGGTCGCGGCGACCGTCCAAACCTGGCCGCTCTTGTTCGTCTGGGTGACGCCCGTCGGATTGCTTGCGCTGACGCCCTCCATCTGAATGCTGACGACGTTGTTCGAGCTGGTGACAGTGAACGGCGTGCCCTGCCAGGGCGTAAGTTGCAGCTGACCGGACGGGGTGATCTCGTAGGCCTGCCCATTCCCGTCGTAGATCGGCACGCCAGGCTGAGTGACGACCGTGCCGATCGGACTGGCGGCCGGAATCGCCGGCGCCATTGTCGCACCGCTTGTGACGCTGGTCGTGCTCGTGCTTGTGGCCGGCGCGCTTGTGGTCGACGTGCTTGAGGTGGCCGAGGTGGTCGTTGCCGGCGTAAACGCCACCGGCGCCGCCGAAGCCTTGCCGACATATGTGCCGGGGACGTTGGTGCTGGCAATCGTCCAGATGGCGAGCGACGTGTTGACCTGCTGCATGCCGTTTGGGTTCGCGGCCGTCGGCTCGACGACCATGATCGCGATCACCTCGCCGCTGCTGGTGACGGTGACCGCGGTCCCACCGAACGGCGTGAGCAGGAGTTGCCCGGGGTTGGAGATCAAGCTGTAGGCGTTGCCGGCGCCGTCATAGACGGGCACGCCAGGTTTCGTGACGATGGTGCCCACCGGCGTTGCGGCCGGCTTGCTGAGGGACGTCGCCGTGCCGCCGCCGGTTACGGTGGAGCTCGATGCTGAGGAGACGCTGATCGTCGCGCTTGCGCTGATTGCACTTTTCGTGACGGCGCTCGTCGCGGTGCCCCCGCTGACCACGGATGGCGCTGCCTCGACGGAAATCTCGACGGTGTCGCCTGGAAAGAGGGTGAGTTTGGTATCAACCATCCGAAATGGCTCCTCAGTTCAGCGCGTAGAAGGTTCCGGCGGCGCCGCCCGAAAGCACGATTTTCGTCGTCGCATAGGGAAGCGTTTGCCAGGTGCCGGTTCCGGTGACCGGAATGGCGATGGTTGAGCCGTCGAGCAGCGTCACGGTGATCGTTCCCGCCGCCGTCAGCACAAAGCCGATGCCGCGCGCTGGCGCGTAGGACGTGCCGGACGTGATCGCGGATGACTGCGAGTAAGAAGGCGGCCAGGTCAGCTGAACCTGCTGCGCCTGGGCGAGCATGGGTGCCACCAAAAGCATGGCGGTTAAAAGCAAACGTTTCATGTAAGACCTCGTCGTTTAGGCGCCGGATCCGGCGCTTACGGTCACCGCGAAATCGACCGGAAGCTGGTCACAAGTGACGTTGCTCCATAGGGCGAGTGTCTGGCCGCTTCCGAACTTTGCGGCTGCCAGAAGCTGATACTGCGCGCCCGGCATTAGGCCGCTCACCAGGACGCTGACGACCTGACCATTGATGCCGGGCAAGCTGAGATGGCTCGACGGATTGGTGTCGACGACATCAACGCCGGTGGAATTGATCTGCCAGGACACTGAAGTGATCGGGTCGGCAGGGTTGCCGATCTGTTGGGTGAAGTCGAATGAGTAGACCGCGTTCTCTTGCGGATCCGCGTTGGTGAAATCCCGACCCACATACATCAGAGGCTCCTCGGCGCTCCGCCCAGAATGGAAAGCTTTGCACCTCGGCCAGGCCCCACGAGTGAGTGACCGGCACCGTGTCCAGCCAGTCGCTTGCCTTCCTGCGGCGGGAAGTTCGAGGCCTGCCCGGAGGCGATGATGCGCGGCAGTAGGATGGCGCCCTCGAATACCGGCGCGGTGCCGGCCGACCCGGTGAAACTGAAACCGCCGAATGCGATTGTCCCGACGGCGGCGTTGCGGCTTCCGGCGGCGCCTGAGACGACGATCGGCGAAACGCTGATCGCCGCTTGCGCGGTTTGCAGTTGCAGGGCGACGCCAGCGGGTTGCACCACCGGCACCGTGATCGAACCGGCGGCGCTTTCAGCTAAGCCAGCCTCGCCGCCGATCGTTGGCGTCGGGAATGCGACGCTGCCGACGGCGGCGATCGATTGCGTGGCCTGGCCGGCGAGCGTCACGCCGAGGCTGACCGCGCCGACGGCAGGATTGTTCTGAGCGGCAACGCCCGCGGCGGTGGTAGGCGGCAAAGTGACGACGCCGGCGGCCGCCTGGGCTTGGCTGGCAACACCGGACGGGACAATCGCCGGGAGCACCACCTGGCCGATGGCGCCGCCGCCGGACAAGGCGGTGCCGGAGATCTGGACAGCGCCGACTGTGAGGTTGGCGACGGCGACATTCGATTGGGCCGCGACGCCGGTCGGTAGCACTGCAGGGACGGCAACCGACGCCGACGCGTTATTGGCTTGCGCGGCCGAGGCGGACGCTTGGAGAGCCGCCAGCTGGACGGCGCCGACGGCCAGGTTCGTCTGCGCAGCAGCGCCGGCGGCGTTGACGGATGGAACCGAAATCGCCGCACTGGCCTGCAGAGAAAAGCTGGCCGAGCCCGTCGCCACCAGCCCCGGCAGCTGCACCATCGCGCTGGCCGGGTTCTGCTGGGCTCCGGAGCCGGCTGCGACGGGGGTCGGAAGCGAGATAGCCGCGGCGGCGGTGTTGGCCTGTGTGGCGCTCCCGGCCGCCTGTAGGGCAGGGAGCGTGACCGCCGCGGCCGCCGGATTGCTCTGGGTAGCCGAACCGGACGCAGCGATCGCCGGAAGGCTGACCGTCGCGGTTGCCTGCCAGGTGAGCGCAGCGACGCCGGTGGCTATGAGTGCGCCGAGCGAGACGGCGCCGGTGGCGTTCTGCTCCTGGCTCGCCGACCCCGCAGCAATGATCCCGGGGACCGTGACGGCGCCGGTGGCTTGGCGGGTGAGCGTCGCTGTGGCGATAACGACGATCGCGGGCAGGACGATTGAGGCCGCCGCGCTGTCGAGCTGCGTCGCAGAGGCTCCCGGCGCGATCGCCGGCAGGGTGACGACGCCGGCGGCCGCCTGGGCTTGGCTGGCCGCGGCCGTGACGGCGATGGCCGGTAGGGCAATCTGACCCGCGGCTGAATTTGCCTGCGAAGCGTTAGCGACGACCGCGACGGAAGGCAGGACAATGGAGCTCGAGGCCACGTCCGTCTGGCTCGCCGAAGCCGTCGGCACCAGGCCAGGGATGGTGATGGAACACGATGCGGCGTTCGTCTGCGAGGCCGTCGCCGAAAGCGATAGGCCAGGAAGCGTGACCTGGCCGGAGGCTTGGCTGACCTGGCTCGCGGCAGCACTCGGCGTGATGCTCGGAAGAATGACTGAGCCGGCGGCGATGTTCTGCTGGGTCGCGTTCGCCACCAGCTGCGTGGCCGGCAAAACGATAGATGCCGAGGCGGCGTTGAGCTGCGACGCTGTCGCGACTGGCTGTAGCTGGGGAAGCGTGATTGACGCGCTGGCGGCGTCGGTCTGCGTTGCCGTGGCGGTCGGAACAACCGCAGGCAGGTTGACGGCGCCTGTGGCCGATAACGGTTGAGCGCTTCGGGGTATAAAAAACTTGACGCCGAGAGGCGGACGTTCGACCGGCGGGTGGTCGATGTATTGGACCGAGTAAGGGGACGTGCCGAGATCACCGAGGCCGATGCGCGCCGGCCCGTAATCGTTCAGGTCGCCATCGAGGCGATAATACGAGACCAGCTCGCTCCGCTCCGCCACGGCCAGCGGGCTGACGCCGCGCGCCATCAGCTGCAGGTCGGTAAACGGAACCTCGCAGTTCCAGAGGCACGCCTCGGCTAGGTGCGTGTTTGCGTTCGAAAGATCGCCCACCGACGGGATGACGCTGCCGACGGTGAAATGGTCATAAGTCGAGGCGACAACGCTGTTGCTGTCGAGAAGCTGAGTATCGGCGACGCCGCCCGCCGGCAGCTGCGACATATACGCCAATCTGGCTGACAGGCCCCTGTAGGTGGCGGCGGCAAAGATCCAGGTGTTTGCCGGATAGGAGCCAGATGAGCTCGAGGTGCCGGTCGAGTAATAGTTGAAGATGTAGCGCTCGGTGCCGGCGCTGTCTTTTTCGTCGGGGACGCAGGCGACCTGGTTCGGCGAGCCGCCGGCATAGAACAGCAGGCCGGCATATTGTTGGCCACCGCTGAGATTGGCCAGGCCGCAGTGAAACACCGGAACCGGGCTGAGAAGCCGAAGCCATCCGGTGAGGGTGAACGGCCGCTGCTGCGACGGCCAGCTGAGAGCACGACCGAGGACCGCGGTGGAGGAGCTGGCGCCGACAAGTGCCATGCGGTCAGACTCCCGTGACGATCTCCGCCTGCGCTGCGACGGTCACGCTCTGGCCGGTGTTGCCGGTGAAGACGACCTCGAAATACATCACGCTGTCGGGCAGATCGAACTCGCCCTGATAAACGGTGCTGGCAGCGACGCCCGCGCTTTCCTGCTGATAGAGCTCCCAGGTCGAGCCGTCGCCCGAAATCTTCAGCTGCGCCGAGCACGGCAACGTTGGCGCCGTGCTGCCGTTGGTGATCTGCCAGGTGACGGAAGCCCCATAAGCCGTCGTGACATTTTCGGAGCTGCTGGTGGTGGTTGAACCAGCGGCATTCGTCGTGCTCGAGAGGATGACCGCGTAGGTCTTTGTCGCCGCCATCAGACGTCAGCCACCTTGAAGCTGAGCGACAGCGTCACCTGCACGCCGGTGTTCAAGGTCGTCGAGCCGATGATGATGTCGGCGCTGCTCGTGCCCACGGTGAGGTCTTCGCACACGGTAGTGCCATTGCTCTCGGTAAGCCGCGCGAAGCTGGCGGTGCCGTTGGCGCTCGGCGTGACGGTCGCGCTGACGAAGCTGGCGGTGGCGGTGGTGTAGCCGCCGGAGGTGGTGTCGCTGCTGAACGCGGTGGCGGAGAATGTCCAGGTGGCGAGAACGGTGTCGCCCGAAAGCGCCGTCTCCGGCGACACCGGCTCGGTGCCCGAATACATTGTCAGAGTGCCACCGTTCAACAACGCCTTGATGGCATCGAGACCCGCGGTCGCGGCAAGTTGGGAAATATTCATGTCTTTGGCTCCATCTTCGGGACGGCCGCGTCATCTCGACGGGGCAGGGACTTCGTTACTTGCTGAGGGTTGCGATCTTCGCCTCGAGCGCCGCAATGCGCGCGTTGCTTTCCTGAAGCGCCGCCACCACGAGCGGCGTCAGCTTGCCATAGTCGACGCTCTGCAAAAGCATCTTGCCGTCCTCGTCGACCGCGTCTTTCTCGCCATGCACTACATGAGGAACGATGGCCTGCAGCTCGTGAGCGATGAAACCGGTGTGACGCGAGCTGCTCGGGCCGCCTAGCAGGGCATTTGGCACGTCATAGGTGATCGGCCGTAGCGCATCTAGCATCGAGGTCGCATCGGCCAAGGGAAGGACGTTCGACTTGATGCGGTAGTCGGAGTTGCTGCCGTAGACAGCATCGAAGCCGGTTGTGGTGGTGATCTGGCCGACGACGTTCGGACCCCAGATGAACTGGCAGATCGCGGTGACACTGCCGCCGATACCGAAGATCCCGGCCGCCTGGCTACCGCTGAAGCAGTTGACCGAACCGGTCGAGCTGAGCGTGGCGCCGACCTGCTGGTTGGCCGTCGGATTGACACCGGCGCCATAGGGCGAGGCGCAAAGAAAGCCGCTATAGACGGAGACGTTGTTGCCCGAGGCGACGTTGATTGATCCGGTGAAGTTCGCGCCGGTGAGCGCCGCATAATTTGCGGCGACATAGCCGAAGGTCGGAAAATTTGTGTTGACCCAGGGATAGGTGGCGAACGTCGCAGCCGCGTTGGCGGCGGTCTCATAGGTCGCCTGGACATAGGAAAGCGTCGCGAAAGTGGCGTCGGTGTAGCTGCGAAAGGCGAACAAGCCGAGATCGGTGGTGTCGACGGTGGCTTTCAGGCCGGTCGTGCTCCAGCCAATGTCGACCTGGTTGTTGGTCTGGCCGATTCCGCCGCCCATGTTCACGTAGGAGCCGGCGGCCTGGAACAGTTTTTTCAGCGCGGTAAGTAGCTGGGTGTTGGTGCCTTTGGAGAGGGCGATGCTGGCTGCGAGGACGACGCCCGCGATCTCCTCCTGGACCATGTTGAGCCAGTCATTGTCGACGATCGTGGCCGGTATGCCGCCGGCCGCACTTCCCTCAGTGAAAAAGCCGCCGGTGCCCGCCGCCGCTGGTGTCGGCAGAACAGCTGCCTGGGTTCCGTTGTCGACGCGATAAGCCAATGGCCCGACTCCGTTTCAGCTATAGCCGAACAGCAAGGTCAGATGCGCTGGCGCGATCTTGCGCATCACGCACTCAAGCTGACTGTTGCCCCAGGCCGCAAGCGCATCGCCGGCGACCGACTGGCCGGCCCGAAAATAGGTGATCGTGTTCAGCGCGCTGTTGATGCGCCACTGGTAGGCCAACGCAGTGCTGCCGGTGAATTCGGTGATCGTGATGGTGAAGCCGAGCGCCGCCGCGACGGAGATGAAATACGGCACTGACTGTCCACCTTGGGCCGCGATTCTGGCGGCGATCGCGGCAAGGCGCTGGGCGAAGGTCGGGTTGAGCGGCGTGCAGCTGTCCGGCAGACCGAGGGTCGCTTCCCATTCTGTGATGAGCTCGACGGTCGAGGTCGGAAAGCTGTCGACTAGGAGGTTGCTGTCGCGCGCGGAAAGCCGCTGGTAGGTGCCTAGCAGGGAGAGGATGACTTGGCTTTGAAATGCCGAGGGATCTCGGGACCAGATCTCGCCTTGCGGCAGATGGTCCTGGAACTTCTGCGCGAAGTCCGCGACCGTCAGCGATGCCGTCGGCGGCAGGCGATCACTCATCTGGTGTGTCCGTTTAGGTGTAGGTGATCGTTCCGAGTGTCAGCAGCGTGCCAGAAGGCGCGGTGATCGGCGCCGATGGCGAGCTGACGGTGAAGGTCGTGATACCCTCTACGCCGGCGATCGCGGTCTCCCAGCTGTTCGGATAGAGCGTGCCGCCGGGGCTGATGACGTCGGAGGCATGCATCGCGGTGAGCGCGGCCGTGATCGCGTTCTTGATGAGCGTCGTCGCCGGCGAGAGGTTGGCGATGGTGTAGTTCACCGCCTGGGCGGCCGGTGCCTCGGCATAGACAAGGGCGGTCACCGGGCGGCGCGGGTAGATGTAGTTCGCCAGGACGAGCTGGTCGCCGGTCGCGGCCGTCGCACGGGTCTCCGCCGCCGCGACGCCATTCGTGCCTTGCGGGAAGCCGCCATAGGCGGCCTGCGTCACGTCCTCCATGAAATAGATCACGACCGTGCCGGGCCCGTTGCCGAGCGGCACGACCCAGACACGGGTCACACCGGGAACGGCCAGCGCCCAGGCCTCATAGTCGGTGATCGCGCCGCCCTGGCTGGGTGCGGCATAGGCGGCCAGCACGCGGTTCTTGTAGGCGTCCTGGGTCTCCTGGTCGGCGCCGCCGGCAATCTCCGCGCTGGCAACGCCGGTCGGCGGGGCGCCTGAGATCGGCGCCACCAGGAGGAAGGTGGTGCCAGCGGCAGCCTCGCTGGCCGCCGCCGGAACCGTCGCCTTTACGGTGACCGTCACCGTCGTCGATCCCGCCGCCAGCACCGCGTCGGCCGTGGTGGTGTAGGCCACACCATCGGAACGGTTGATCGGCGTGCCAGCGGGGATGTCCGCCGGCGCCGTCGCCGGGCTGGTGGCGGTGAACGTGACCGGACCGCTGGCGGCCGTCGCATCCTCGGGCAACACGCCGCGCAGCGCGCCCCAGCCATAGAGGAACTCGTCGCTCGAGGTCCACGGCACCGCCTGCTCGGCAATCCAGTCCTGGTAGGCGTAATGCTCATACGCCAGACCTGCCATGGCATAGGCCAGCACAGGCAGGATGCCAAAACGAAGCTGGCTGTCGATGCCCGACAGGTCGGCGCCTTGGATGTCCTGGATCGCCTCGGTTCGCAGCTCGGACAGAGTTGGACGGCTATAGGGCATGGGCGGTCAGCCTCCGGTGGGCAGACCCGACAGATGCCCAAACCAGGCGGCTTGCCTGAGCACAATGCCGCCCCAGCCTTGCTCACCGAACCCGTCATTTTCAGACAGAGGCGACACGGTTGGATGGCCGCATTCGTTGGTGATCACGTTGAATGTGCAGCCGTTGCCGCCGGCCGGGAGGATGTCGGTCTGGAAAACAGGAACCACTTCGCCGCCGACGTTCCAGACCATGCCGAGCTGAGCTTGCGAAACGTCGGTGTAGCCGGTGCTGTCGTTGGCTTGGCTGCTGACCGGGCCGGTGGCGCCGTTGACGTTGTATTCCATGTAGCCCTGCGCGACGATCGTGCCGTCGATCAGGATCGTAATGTAGTTGCCATTCCAGTCGGCCACGAGATGCCTGACCGTTCTCGGAACGTAGTTGGTCTGACACCAGAAATAGCCATTGTTCCAGTTGCCGCTGCCAAGGGAATAGCTGGTGTGGGGCGCGATGCTGTACGTTTCGCCATAGTAGGAATAGGGCGTCGCGAAATCGAGCTGAGCGCCATATTCCAGCTGGCCGTTGACCATCGACGAACAGCCTGTGTTGCTGAGCGCAAAGTCGTCGTTGAGATCGATTTCATGGCCATTGCTGCCACTCACGGCCAGAGGGGTGCCATTGTTGGTGGTGCCGTATGGATTGTTGTTCGGGTAGGGCGTCAGCTGCATTCCGGTGAACAGCCAAGTCGTGAACCAGCTGTGATAGCCAACTGGCGGGATGTAATCGAACTCCAGCACCATTCCGGGCCGGAAATACGCGGGGATGCGATAATACCCAGCGTAGATCTGCTCTGGCGTGCATTTGTTGTGGTTCTGCGCGCAGAGGGCTTTGACGTGCAGACCGTCCGCCTCGACAGGAATGAGGTCATTCGGATCGCCCACTGGATAGGTGCGATTGACCGAAAAGAAAGCGCTTTGCTCGCCATAGCCTTGTCCGGTGTCCTGCGGGCTGCCGATCGCCGCGCCATAGTTTCCTTCGAGATAGTTGGTGTAAATGTAGTTTCGGAACTGGGTCGAGGACGTGATATTCGGTGCAACCGTTTCTCCGGAGACGACGCCGCTCGTGCCGAAGATCATGTCGAAATAGGGCGTCAGGCCGGCGACACTCGACGGGTTTCCATAGGGCACGCTGCCGGGGATCTGCGGCAGAATGTTCGTGGTCGGATAGTTGACCGTCGTCAGGAAAGTGTTGGTCGCATCACCTGGCCCGACGGCCTGCGGCGTGTCACCGGAGGTCGCGGCAAAGCCGAAGATGTCGGTGTAGCCGTCATAAGTGCCATACGAGCTGTCAGTGCTGGCGCTGTCCATGAAAAGCCCGATGTGGTCGGGATTTCCCAGCGCCGCGAGCGTCGTGGTGTAAAGGATGTGATAGGTATTGCCAGTTCCGCTCAGCGAATAGCTGAAGTTCACATTTGTGCCGTCGGTGTCGATCCGATAGGTCGTTTCGGCCGTCCAGACGGCGTATTGGCTGTAGGCGGCCGCGGTGAATAGGTTCGTGGCGTTCGCGCCCTGGAGACTGGTTTCGCTGATAACGTTGATGTTCGACGCCGCATCGTTGGCGCCGCTGTCATCGATCAGCGTGTATTTTCCCGTCGTCGACGAATAGAGATACATGCCGAGGTTGTAGCCGCCATTGCCGTTCGGATTGTCCATCGCGACGGTGTAGGTGGCCGGGCCCGACGCGAGCTTGGTCATCAGGCTCTTGGCATTGGTCGCATTCGCGTGCCGCGGATCGAGCAGCTTCAACGGCGACGAGGGCGTCCCGGTGCCGGAGATCGAAGCCGTGCCCTGGTTGTTCCACCCAAAGGTGCTGCCGCCGATGGTGGCGACGGTCGAGCCGGAATCGGTCACCAAGCTGATCGCCGAGCCCGCCGGATAGGATCCCGCGGAGGTCGGCGTGCCGTTCGCTTCCACGGAGTAGGGGCCGGTCGCAAAGCTGCTGACGGCCGCGACTTTGTAGAAATACTCGACCGTGGATAAGCCGGTATCAACGAAAGGCAGCTGCACATTGGTGGCGATCGGGCTGCTCGGGTTTTCGCCGCCGCTGGTCGTCGAGCGGGTGATCGTGTAGCCGGTCACCGGCGGGTAGGCGACGACCGGCGTCGCGTTGATGGTGTTTTGCGCGGCACCAGCGGTGACCGTCACACCGGTCGGCGCCGTCGGCGCGGCGGCGGTCAACGCCGTCACACCGGGCGCGATCAGCTGCGGATTGGTGACCCCGCCGGCATAATCAAGGCGCGTAAGGGTGACGACATCAGGCGTGCTTGTGGCGGTTTGATATTCCGGCACAACGTTGATGCCGATTTCCGTGGGATTGCCGAGCGTCGTCGCCGGCTGGCTGGTGATCTCGGTCCAGTCGGCGGCCTGGCCATCAAGCGAATACCAGAACTGATAGTTGATGCCGTCATAGATGACGCGGAACCAGATCGGGCTGCCATAAACCGGCGTCGGGATCGTGCCGATGTTCGGATAGACGCCGGCATAGCTTGAATAGTTGGTGTAGTTTTCGACGGCGATCTGATTGTTTTCTTCACCGAACAGGGAGAGCTGACCGGTGGTTGGGTTGAGAAGCGCGACGCCGCCCTGGAAATATTCCTCCGCCGGATGGCTGATGGTGAGCTGGACGGTGTAGGTGCCGACCGCGCCGGTCATCGGCGTGACCAGGCTCGAGACACCGGGACCGACGCCCGTCGCGGCGCCGGTCAGCACGATCGGACTGGTGCCGCCGCCGGTCTCGGTGGTGGTGCTGACCGTCGACTGATGGCCCCAGACGAAGCCCGCGCCATTGAGCGAGACGACCGGGCTTGACGGCTGGGCTACGGTCGGGGTGCCAGATGCCTCGTTGCTCGGCGAGCTCTCGCCGCCAGTGCTGACAGAGGTCAGCTTGTAATAAACCGGCGTGCCGGCGGGCTCGGTGTCGTTGTAAGGCCCGTTTCCAGTGATGGCGGTCACATAGGGGGTCGAACCTTCGCCATTCGGGGTCAGGCTTTTGTAGAGGTTGTGCGACGCCGGCGCTGTGCCGGTGCTCGCATTGACCCAGGAGATGATGTTGACGCCGACGCCTGGCGTGACGGCGAGCGTAGGCGGGTTCGGCGCGGTGTGGATCGTCTGCGGAGTGGCCGTTGCTTCATTGCTGAACGGGCTTTGGCCGGCGCTGTTGACCGCGGTGAGCTTGTAATATTCGGCGACACCGTTCGCCGCGACATCGGTGTAGGGACTGGACCCGGAGATCAGGATGCCGGTCGTGCTTTCGCCGTTGGCGGCTAGGCCCTTGTAGAGATAATGCGCTGTGATCGGCGCGCCGTTGGAGGCGCCGTCAGTCCAGCTGATCGTGTTCTCGCCATTGCCGCTCATCGCGACCAAGGTCGGCGCGGCCGGCGGACTGACGGTGCCGATCGCGACGCCGCTTGCTTCGTTGCTCACCGGCGAGGGGCCGGCGATGTTGTTCGCCGTCATCTCGTAAAATTCGGTGATGCCGACTTGCGCGGTGCTATCGGTGTACGGGCTCTGGCCGGTGATCGGGATCGCGACCGTGCTCAGCTCGCCATTCGAGACCAGGCTGCGATAGAGGCTGTGGCTGGTGATCGGGGCGCCGCCGGTGGTCGTGCTGTCGACCCAGCTGACGACGTTCTGGTTCAAACCAGGTGCGACGGTGATGGTTGGTGCGCCTGGCGGGGTGGCCGCTGGCGCGAGGATCACCGGAACACCGCCGACGGTGATGTGGACGTTCTTGTTGGCGTCGATGGTTATCTGCGGCAGGTTCGACGTCGAAATGTCGATTGTGCCGGTCAGCTTGAGGTTGGTGGCAACACCGCCGTTGATGTCGACCTTTTTCGCCAGCTCTGCATTGATCGCCGCGTTTTCTTCGGTCGGCGAGATCTTCGGGACCGAGGGAACCTCGACGGGACCTTGCAGGTTGAGACCGCCGGGCGATTGTGCGAGCACCATCGACACACCGCCGACGGTCGCGAGAACGACGGCGATTGCGGCGAATGATTTCCAAAATCGCCTCATTCGTAGTCTCCCGTTTCATAGTCAGGCGTGTAGTCAGACGGGCCGTTATCGGGCACGACGATGGGCGGAGGTGTGACGATCGGCGTATAGGTCGAGGGGACGCCGGTGGCCGGCTGCGGAGCAGGGACATCGGTCCAGGCCCAGCTGAAATTGAACCCGAGCGTGGCGTTGCCGGGCTGCTCGACGACGACGCTGATGAGGATGGTGGTCGGGCCGTTCCAGAAGCACTGAACGCTGACGCCGGAGGCCACGCCGTCGTCGACGAGCCATTGCAGCGCTTCAAGACAGATGTCCTCGGCGCGGCGCAGCAGCGTCGTCTCGTCTGTCTTCACCGCGCGACGCAGCTGCCAGAGCCGTGATCCGATCGGCGTGGTGGTATAGGTGTCGGCCCACCATCCCATCAGCTCGGGCGAGCTGCCGGCGGGCGGAACGTAGCCAGCCTCGGCGCGACGCCACGAGAACAGGCTGACGCACACGGCGGTGTGGATCCCGCCATCGGTGGCCAGGCCGCCGAGCGCGGCGAACCAGTCGCCCTCGAAGAGCGCTGGCACCCAGGCGATCGCAATATCCATCAGGAACCGGGGACGGGCTCGCCGCTGGAGCTGCTGCCGGACTGCACGCCCGAGACGCGCAGCTCGCGCATCGCCACCTGGTCGGATGTGCCCTGGCCGGCGGTGATGTCGCCGGTGGCAGTGATCGCCCCGGTGACCGCCAGCGTCGGGGTGATAATGTTCAGCGCGGTGGCGGCGGTGATCTCGAGCGTGCCGCCCTGCTTGAGATGAATGTGATTGCCAGCACCGTCATCGAGCGCCCATTCGCCAGGTTTCAGGCCTTTGGTCCGGGTGCCGGGATCATTCGACCCCATGACGATGCCGCGGTTGCGGTCGCCGCCGGTGAACATCATCACCACCTGCGTGCCGACGGGCGGGCAGGAGCTGAAGCCCCAGTGGTAGCAGACTTCCTGGTTGTTCAGCATCTCGATCGCGCTGATCTCGACCTGCATCCGCTGCGCCGCGCCGCTGTCATCGACCAGGCGCACGGTGCCGACGGCCATCGCGTTGCGGATGCGCGCGACCGCCCGCGACACCTGATGGGTCCAGGCATTCACGGCTGAGACGGACCGTTCAGGTGTCGCGGG